TAGAGCCTCCTGATAATACGTTCGCCAGGATTGAAATCTGCCCTGAAAATGGCGACTATGTCAATCCTAGTACATGGGTATATGCAATAGATGAGAGAGTGAAGCCTGAATGGTTGACAGATGAGCACGAAATAATGGCCTGGAGCGCCTGGAAACAGTGGATAAAAGAGCTAAGATCCCTGGTTGATATGTCCGGAGTGTTGCAGCTAAAAAATCCTTTATTGTGCGTCCAGCCTCCTAGGAGGATTGAGAAAAAACATCTCGTACTATTAAAAGAAGTTTCCCGTGTCAGGTCCTGCGTCAGGTCTTCCATCTGGGACTCTGTCGGGTACTGCGTCAATGATTCCGTATGGGACTGCGTCAGGTCCTGCGCATGGTTTTCCGTCGGGTGTTCCGTCCAAGATTCCGTCAGGTCTTCCATCTGGGACTCTGTCGGGTACTACGTCAATCATTCCGTATGGAACTCCGTCGGGGACTCCGTCGGGGAATCTGTCAGGCCCTGCGTCAGGGATTCTGTATGGGAATCCGTATGGGCGAATATTGGTGTTCATTTTGAAGGAATAAAAAAATGGGAATACACTAAAAATCTAATATATACGAAATACCCTTTTATGGCAGAAGTGAAGCTCTGGAGGTGGGGAGTAGTACCTAGCTTTGACGGGACAATCTGGAGACTACACGCAGGTAAAGACGCAAAAATACTATGGAGCGGTACGCAGGAGGAACTAGATAGAATGTGAACACTGAAACGGGGATTTACTATGAAATATTTATATATCAAGAATAAGGACCTGGTGCTTGTTGTTGAAAAAAAATATATATACCCAACCGTATTGTCCGTTGTTTCTTTTATAGTCGGGTATGTGCTGGGTTACATTGTTTTTTTATGAAAAAATATATCAAGATTGTCAAAAAACTGAATACATACCGGCCCGGATCTTCTGTGCCTCGCGTACAGTATCAGGCAGTGCTTCGCGAATATGCTATCACAAAAGGGGTAAGACGTCATTTCCATGTAATAACGGAACAAGAGGCATTTTATGTGAGAAACACTCGCGGGATGCCAATAGAGGAAGATACTTCGCTGGTGCGAACACCTTGGGAAGGACTAGATGAATAATCATTGACATTTCCTAGTATGTAGTATACTATACCCTGTATGAAAGACATATATAGAGATAAAGAAGATCAGTCCAGAATAATGACAACTAAAGGTCTAGCGGCGCATTTCGGCGTACATTTTATTACGATAAGAAATTGGGCTAAGAGTGGAAAATTGAAATACAGGAAGCCGGGTCGTTCTTATTTTTTTGATTTAGACAACTTGTGAGAGGAGGAAATATGATGGATTTGGATAAAATAAATGACCGGATGGAAAAGATTATTCTGGAGATGAGCGCAAAGTTGCCACAGTTGCGCGTATCAGAATGGAAGTATGATAAACGGTTTTACCAGCTCATATTGAGCTCCGGTATCGGCAATCAGGCGGGCCGGGAAGCAGAAGCAAAGCTGACGTGTGATGCTGAGGGGTTATTTAGTCCCCTAGCTGATCTGCGCGGGGAAGTGCGTGCGCTAATCAATGAGAAAGAAATGCTGACGGAGATAAGTAAGAACATTAGATCACTAATGATGAGTAATTTTTAGACATATCAAGCAGTGGGAGAATATACCTGAAAAGAAACTATGAATGATCTTGTAAAACTAACCCAAGAACTATCAGTGCCAAAAGAAACTATGAATGATCTTGTAAAACTAACCCAAGAACTATCAGTGCCAGAGGCGATAACACAAACGCTCATGGAAAAGATGTCCTCATTCTTCAACGAAATAGAGGCGCAAAAAGCAGTGATTGAGGGTATTGTAGTCACAGCACCAGATCAATTAGCGGAGATGCAACAAGCCAGAGGCATCCGCTTGATGATCGCTAAAAAGAGATTCAATGCCAGAGACATCGTAAGAGAAGAACGAGAAAAGTTAAAAAACGCAATGTCAGACTTCAAGCTGCAAGATACATTGTGGCTAAAGTCATTCCAGATGCTTGAGGCAGTCTGTGACAACTTAGAGAGCAAGTGTGAAGAAAAAGAAAAGTTTGCAGAGCGTTACGAGGCTGAGCAGAAGCAGTTGAGATATGAGTCTAGGGTTCAAGAGCTACACCAGTTTGGAACTGATCCAAGTATCTATGCGCTGGCAGATATGACTGATGAGGCGTTCAAAAGACTATTGACCAACGAAAAACTAGCTTACGATGCACGAATTGCAGTACAGCAAAAAGCCGAAGCGGAAGAACAGGCAGCAGTAAAAGCAGAAGCCGACAGACTAGAAGCTATCAGAAAAGAAAATGTAGAGCTTAGGGCGCAGGCAGAAACAAAAAAAATAGAGCTTGCCAAAGAGCGAGCAGTGCAACAAAAGATACTAGGCGATGAGCGTAAAGCCATGGAAGCAGTTGAAGCTAAAGCAAGGGCGGAAAAAGAAGCACAGGCAAAAAAAGACGCAGCAGAAACAGCACGGCTTGAAATTCTCCAAAGGGCTGGGGAAGATGAACAACGCAAAAAACTACTAGCACCGGACAAAGATAAGTTGCTGGAACTGGCAAGCATGATCGAACAGATTGGTATGCCGGCAGTAAAAAGCAAAGAAGCATCGTCAGTGATTAGAGCCACCGAGGACATGCTTGGAAAAGTTGCAAACTATATTAGGGAGAAAGCAAAAACTTTATGAAAAGACCAAACAACCCAAAAGAAGGAGACAAGTCAATCAGAGATGCTCAAGTTGGGGATATTATGATTGGGAAGAACCATGGCGCAGAGTACATGGTTCTTGAGAGATTTCAGAACACCGTTGTACTTTCAAGCGTTAATGAATTCAAAAAGGCAAATGATAGTTACCACTTTGATGAACTAGAAGAATATTACACCCTCAAAGATGAGCCAGAGGTAGTAGACGACAAAATAGCTGAGGCGATGAAGGTTTTGAAAGAGGCTGGATATAAAATAGTTAAGGAGTAACTCTATGAATGGACTACTTATAGGTATTGGTTGGTTTGCATCATTTATGAAAACTGATTTAGACAAAGAAGGATATTATAAGAAGCCAGTAATTGTAGGTAAATGTCCTTTATGTGGGAGTCCAGTTGAAACAATAAGACCATGGGGACATATGTATTGCACTAAAGACAGTTGTCCTTATGATACAAGTTAGCCCAGGATAAATCGGAGATACCGACTTTACTTATATGAAAAAACTAACTAAACAAGAACAAGCTATGCCAGACACATATGAATACGAATGAAATACTAAAACAATTCGATGAGAAGTTTGGATTTTATGAAATATATATTTGTGCCGATTGTGGACACACAAAAGAAGACCATTATTGGAATGGTGGCGGTTGTTTAGAAAATAGTGGATATGATAGTTGTAGGGCGGATAATTGTAAATGTATAAGTGAAAACTGGAAAATTGAAAAGCAAAAAGAAGAAAATAAAGCTTTCAAAGATTTCCTCGCCGAATCAATCCAACAAGCAGTAGCAGAAGAGAGGGCGAGGGCGGTAGGGGAGGGAGTACATTTGGGAGTAAATAACTTTGAAACTTGGATGAAACAGTATCATGAAGATAAAGATTTTGTAGGTAGTTTTGGTGATTGGATTGATAAACTACTTACCTCAACCCAAGAGAAGGACTAACCTATGACAGACACAAAAGAACTTATCTGGAAAAAAGGCAAACAAAATAAAAAGATGGGATTTACTTCGGAATATACAGTTGTTTTACCATTAAAGGGAACAAAACCAATTTATAAAAAGACACTTAAATAACCTTTACTTATATGAAAATTAGAGAAAAACTTAAAGCACTTGAGGAAGACTACCTTGATATCTGGGAAGGTGGCGTAGAGTTCAAAAAAGGATATAAAGGATATGATGGGTATTTGTCAGATATTGATGAATCAATCCACCAAGCAGTAGCAGAAGAACGGGAGAGGGTGGTGGGGGAGATGAGGAAAGGATTTGGTGAATTTTCATTACAAGATTGGAGTGGTGAAGCAGAAGTGTATTCTGAAATAGATAGATTAAAAAACGACCTCCTCTTTGTTTTAGACAAACCATTAACAGATAAAGAAAGGATGATATGAATGACAAATATATAGCTGAGAGTAAGAACAACGCCGTAAAGGTAGATATTATGCGACAGAAAAAAAGACAATCAATTAAATCAACATATGACAGTCATAAGGACGGCTTTCAGTACATGGTCAGTACATCCGTAAACGATAAGCCACTAGACAGTAGAGATATTGCAGACCCGTTTGTGATACAAACCGTTCATGTCTCTCTTTGGGACACTCTCAAAGGCTTGCTTAGAGGTGGTGTTAAGCTTGTGGTAAATATTAATCCAAAGAACAATCGTATTGTCGAGGATGTAATGGAGTTGGACGATCAGTATTTGGGACTAGGTGCGAACACGAGAAGAGAAAATTTCAATAATCAGATCATGAATAGTGGGATTCGGCAAATGGATAATATGGAAGACATGAGTAAAAACTGAGTCGCATAACTCAACGCCAGACGACATGAGCTAAATAAACCTTTACTTCCCGGTAACAGATAAAGAAAGGATAATATGAATGACAAATATATAGCTGGGAGTATCGAGAGGTTTCAGGAAAGATTTACTTTTGGAGGGCGAGTTGGGGTAGTTGCATTTAAGAAGATTGACCCTAGCGCTTGGGAGGTTAGTGACTTTCTCAAACAAGAACTTCAAGTCATAGCAGAAAAGACGAGAGAGGATACATTACGGGAAGTCTCAACTGAAGTTCGTAATATGACAAATAAAAATAGGGAGGGATACATGGCAGCCGTGGTTGATGTTAGGTTAATCCTTGCCAACCTCAGCCGAAAGGTGAAAATATATGAAAAGTAAAATTATAAAAGCAGTAATCATCATCGTTATCTTTTTTGCAGGTGTTGGAATCGGAAATTCTGACGACAATCCTGTTGTTGAAAGAGAAGTTATCAAAGAAGTAACAGTTGAAAAAATTGTTGAAAAAAACAACGATGACTGGAAAGATCTCAAAACTATTGATGATGAGACATTTATTGTCGCTGGTGAAACAATGGGACTTTGTGGCCAAGGCTATAAAGCCATTTTTGCTGATGATGTCAATAAACTTGAGCAGATAAACAAGCAGACAAATGAAAATACTGCAAAGATAAATAGTCTTGGAACAAAACGTCAGGCTATTTTGAAACGACTTGGATATTAATTTATGATGATCGTACTATTCGCGCTTTTAACGCTATCATTGTTCTTTTTAGAACGCGCCTCCAGAAATGAGAGGTGCTGGAAGTGCGGAAGAGCAGTAGTGCAACTTAGAAACAAGAAGGTTACTTGTAAGTGTTGCGCTCTAGGGAAAGTATGATAGCAACTATCGTTTGTCATCTTTGCAACCGTTGCGCTTTGTACGGCTCTTCTTCTCTTGAGAGGGAAATGGATGCGCACAGTGAGATTGCTGACTACTACGTCACTTGTAGATTCTGTAATAGACAAACAGGGACAAAAAAATATTTGCAGCCACTTATCGACTTGTTGTTAGACGCAGGGGGACCGGACCCTGACATGGAGTATGAACGCAGCTTAAATATCTAATATATATGTCAATTGAAAAAAGGGAAAACATGATTACGCCTGATACGAAAAAATATTGGAAGAATCTTGCACAGATTCCTTGGAGTAAACGGGGAGAAATTCGTACCAAACTTGTTCCCTGGATCTATACCAACGACCATAAATTCGATGAATTGATACCAAAGATTCATCTAGCGCTAAACACACAGAATAGAAGTGGAAAGCCACGCGCAGCCGTTCTTTCTGGGGTTGGATCAATTCTCAACATTGCTCCCTGGATAGACGTTGATTTTTTCGTCAGTGTTGATCGCAACTCATTTATCCTAGATCAAGTCCGACGTATGGTACAAAACGTACAAGACGCAAGCACTGTGCAAGAGTATGACCAGATAGACCAACGAGAAACAATGTTTGCTGACCTTGCCGCTATGGGATCTGATCCAAAACCATATTTTGATATAGAGAGGGAATCATTTAGTCTTTGGCATTTTACAAAAAGTCATGACTTGTACCAATTGGCTAAAAAAAGAATGACAGAAACTCCAGTCTATTACACTCAGGGCAATTTTGCTCATAGACCATATGTGCAAGCATTGGGACAAGCGTTAGACGGCGTAGATGTGACGTATGCGAGCTTTACTGATCTAGGTGAATGGAGTCCGGAGTTTTTAGATGTCGCTCATTATCTTCCAACGATAGCTGATAGTGTGATTGTTTGGTCCACGAATCAAGGTCAACCAGAGGGAAAACCACTTGCCAGAATGTCTATTGGCTTAGATCAGTATATTTCCCAGCAAACAGAAGCGTTAGTAGGTAATGATGTTAAATATTTTCAAAGTCATATATGACACCTATCATTGAAATTGAAGGGGGAACGGTTAATAGAGTCACACTAGACGAGAGAACGGGCATAATTAGGAAGGAATTTGCTCTAGGTAACGGAGTGGAGGTGTCGATTGCGAAGAGACTTGTTTCTGAGTGGGAATCTATGCGCAAAATTAAACAAACTCCGGTAGCAAAGGGAATTTTAGATTCTGTGATTTTTATGTCTTACGTTGATGGAGAAAAACATCTTGACCAAGCGATTGATTCTTATCCTGTGGGAACAGCAGCGCGAATATACCAACAGGCAGGACAATCACTTGCAGATATCCACAACGTTATCCACATGAATGCGAGTAGATATCACAAGGCACATGAGGTCAAATACTACGATCTTATTAGACGCAATGAGGACAACTTGAAAACTGTGGGCGTTTCTTCTCTTGCTTTATACGAATCACTAAGAGACTCCTATGATAAAAAAGAAATAGACAAGCAGGGTCTTGCCTGGACACACGGAGATTATTGGCTTAACAACCTTATTGGTAAAAGGATCAATGGTCATTTTCAGCTAAACGCAATTATAGACTGGGAGCTTGCAGGACTAGGCTCTCCTTACGAAGACTTCGCTATAGTGAAGATGTCTATTGAGGATCAGCATGAGCAAGCAACGCAATCATTCTGGAAGGGATATGGAGCAAAGCCAAAACCAGAATTACAAAGACATTTTGCGATTGTTAAAACACTTGAATGGATGGTTTCTGACGAAGAAGGAATTAGCGAAAAGTTTGAAACAGACTTTTATAAACCAAAAATTGCCCAGATACGAAATGTTTTATGAGTAAAGAAATGGGAGACACGTTTTTTCAAGGAATTAATGGTGGAGAAAAGCCAATTATAGGAGCAACATTGCCAAACGGGACTCGCGTAGTGGGAACGAATGCAGAGTGGTTATTAAAACTTCTACCTAAACTGAGTTCGATACCACCAGAAGTGGAGGTGTTACAACCAACTAGCGCGCAGGTTATAAAGGATAGGGACTAATATGCGAGAACAAGATAATCACTATCATGCCCGTAGTCGGTACAAAGAAACTGAGCCAATAGACTATCTCAACTTGATACAAGATATTGCAGAGGTTCAAGAAAAAAAAGGAGCATCACTCAATGTTCATTTACCGCTCGAAATACAGCATCCCGACGTCTATTCTGATTTAGACCAAGGTGTGAATTTTATCTTATTTGCAGAAGTAGCAAAAAAAGCATTCAATGTTTTGTTGTATTGGGAAAATTCGCCGGAACAAGTGTACGACGGGGAAGATTGGGTATTGAAGCATGGTCAAACAAATTGGGAGAATATACCTGATACGATTGATCTGACTCTTGATACAGGCCACTTGATGCTTGGAGCAAGGGATATTGCAGAGGCTAGGGATCGCTTAGAAAATGTTCTGTTTATCTATGGCGAGCAAATCAAGCATGTTCATGTTCACGAAAATGATCTGGTCCACGACGATCACTTAGCTACTGGGACCGTTATAGATGAAGCGCTATTAGAAAAACTTAAACAAGGTAGAACGTATATCTTTGAACGACCAGAAGTACCAAGTAAAACTTGATTTTATAAATATTCACAGGAGGACTCTATGACAGGATTTGATGAACTAAAAGAAACAGCAGATGCGATTCGTGAGCAGGTGGAAGCCAGAAAAGAACAGGAAAGGGGGGTGGCGGTCAGTGGTGGAATGGCAGCTATTCAAGCTAATGAAACTTTGCGTAAGCTCTACAAGGACAATGCGCAGATAGGAAGCGAGAACGTCGGCGATACAATTCCTATGCTCAAGATTCATAGTACCGGCAAGAGCAGTACTAACGAGCTGGCTGATGGATCAGAGCCGGATAACGGAAGCTACTTCTACACCAAGACCAGAGAGGCTTGGAAAACAGTGGATATTCATGTTGTCACTATCTCTAGGGGGTATAAGTCTGAGGGAATTAATGATGATCCGATAACTGGAAAGAAGAAACTAGTGTTCACTCAGATCATGGCTGGAGTAATTATCACGCAAAATCCTGGATTACCTGCCTCATTGCTCCCGTTTTTCATGTACTTGAGTGGAAAGAAGTTGCAACCCTTATGGAGCTTTGGGAAGGAAGCGAGTGCTTACACGAAACATACCAGCCTTCCGATCCCTTTGTTCTGCCTTACTATTCAGCTTGGCGCGAAACAAGAAAAGACATCTTTTGGTAATATTTGGCTTCCCACCTTTTCCATACTTAAGGATAATACAGGATTTCCGGTGGTTATAACCGATGAAGCGCTTTTCCATAAGCTGAATCGAGCAGTGGTAAAGGCGGGAGAAACTGTAGCGCAGATTATCAGTAGTAGTGAAGTGATCGCCGATAAGTCAGACAATCTACAGTCACTTGGAGAGAATCAAGGAGCCTGGGCTAATATTGCCGACGCGACTGATATTCCATTTTAATTAGTGAAGAAAAGTATAAAGAAAGGAGGTGAATTACTTTTTATGAGTTTTGTACCAAACGAAAACAATGTGACGGAAATGAAAATATATAAGACAAAAGAGTACGGTATGTTTTTAATTATCCCTGGGAACAGGGAAATAAATAGACTCGACGTACAGCGATTAGCGGAAAAAATATCACACAGAGATAAGTTGAATGTTAATCCAATAATCGTAAACGAACATTTCGGTATTGTTGATGGACAGCACCGCTTAGAAGCTGCCAAGATGCAAGAAGTGTTTATTTATTACATGATTGATAAAGACGCTACTCTGGAGGACGTGCAAATGCTTAATACATTTGTTAGACCATGGTCGTTACCCCATTATCTCAGTAGTTATATTCAAGGGGGTGGTGAACGAGCTTACCATTACCAGAAGTTAAGCGAATTTGTCGCTAGTTACGGATTATCTCCCAGCCGGAGTGCATCTCTGCTTATGGGTATTAACTCAGTAAGCAATAAAGGTATGTATTCTATAATCAAACAGGGGGATTTTCGCGTCCGGGATGAAGAGAAAGCAAAGGAGATAGCGCGAGAATTGATTGCTTTGCAAGAAATGTCAAAGGGGTCTGTTGCTCGCAGTCGGATATTTATTGCTGCTCTTTCGGCAATGAGAAAAATAGTTGACATTAATGAAATGATTATTCTGATGCGCAAAAACAGAAAAATGTTGTCACAGCAATCGACAATTACGGGATACAAAGAACACTTGGAAGAAATTTGGAATAGCATGAACAAGAATAAAATAATTATCCGTTAATGCTTGTTACATCCCAAGCATATAAGACAGATATGCTTGGGAAACAATAATGAATAATTATGAAATCGTTGATTTGTGAAGACTGCAAAAGAACATATTTGAGAAAGTTTTCAAGATTTTGCGATTTTTGCGTTACACAGAGAAGGAATAAGAGAATTAGGTTAAAAAGAAGGAAGAATACCGGACTTACGCATTAGAAGATGCGAACTTCCATACCGACAATGAAGCAATCCAAGTACTTAGTGATAATTTGAAAGCGAAATACAAAAAACTATGCCGATCACATATAGATTAGATATTACCCCCGTAGCAAAACCCAGAATGACTCAGGCTGATAAGTGGAAAAAAAGACCCTCAACGGATAAGTATTGGCAATACAAAGATGATTTGCGCAAGCTGTGTATGGCCTATCACTACAAGATTACAAACCAACTGGATGTCATATTTTATATTGAAATGCCGAGGTCTTGGTCAAAAAAGAAGCGGGAGATGATGAGAGGGGAACCGCACCAGCAGGTTCCAGATACAGATAATCTTATGAAGGGGTTCAAAGACGCACTTGCTGACCAAGATTGCGCTATTTGGGATGAGCGTGGAAGAAAATATTGGTCAGAGAAGGGAGCGATAGAAATCCATAGTTAACTAAACCTTTACTATTGATAAGAGTATGTAGTACATTTGACGTAATGCTCGGTAAACAAAAGACTATCAAAGATTTGCATGACCGGTTGAAACAAGAAGGTATTGAAGGATACGGAACTGTTCATAACTTTCGGGATAAATGGCTTATTCCAAGAGAACGGGGCGGTTCTTTTTGTTGCCGGTGGGATGAAAAACACAAGTATTACCGGACCTTTACCCAAGAAGACATAGAAGAGATAGTCGTTGCGTTCAAGGATGGGGGACCGCAGAAATGGAGCTATATAATATGAACTCGCTTGATCTAATGAACATTACAGTCATTGGTGTTGATGGGCGTGTACGAACGGTTCCTAGTCATCTAAAAAAACAATTACTAGCTCAGGGATTTCGGATCATTACCAATGCTAGAGAGGAATATTATGCGCAACACGACAAGACGCTAAAAGATGGTGGCTGGCAGCAAGAGAATATTATTGAAGATATAGATGCTGTGAATTTTCTGGAAGTTGAAAAGATATGATATCTGTTAAATATTTTGCTCCCTGGAAAGATCACAGTGGTTACGGTAACGCTTCACGCGCTTTTATTACTGCCCTTTACTGTGCAGGGGTCAATACCACGACGGAACTAGTGGTACAGGTTCCTGAGAAATCACATTACGGATTGCCAGAACACATTGCCAGTTCGCTAGAGAATCGGGATATTGATTACAAAATAAAGATACTTCACTGTACGCCGGATATGATTCCTCGTTACATGGAGGCTGGAAAATATCATATTTCCCATTTGTTTACCGAAACAGACCGGCTTCCCGCCAGTTGGATTGCACCTCTGAATACAGTTGGGGAAATATGGACAGCGTCAGAAAGACAAGCGCAGATGTTTCGTGGTTCTGGTATAAAAGTGCCGATACACAGCTTTGCGCAGCCAATAAATATCATGGCAGGGGAGGAACGGATTGCTCCCCTTGAAATACGATATAAAAAGGATTTTACTTTTTACAGTATCTTTCAATGGATTGACCGGAAAAATCCGCGAGGACTACTAAGAGCGTACTGGCGGGAATTCGAGGGAAATAATAACGTAACTTTACTTCTTAAAACTTATCGGGTGAATTATAGTGAAAGGGAGTATGCTCTTATCAAAAGCGATATAGCTGCGTGGAGATTAGAATTGAATCAAGGCCATTATCCGAAAATATTGCTGGTAAATAAATTGCTACAGGAACGGGATATGCCTCGTATTCATGCCTATGCAGATTGTTATGTGAACGCTAGTAGTTCTGAGGGGTGGTCAAGACCGGTACATGAGGCAATAATTATGGGAAAGCCAGTTATTAGCGCCGATAATGGAGGGATAACTGACTACCTGACTGAGGATTCTTACTACCGCGTCAAGAGCTTTCCGGTTGTTGCTACTGAGGTATCTCATATTCCTTGGTACACAAAAGACCAGAGTTGGTGGGATATTGATGAAGCAGATTTAGGCAATACAATGAAAACTGTGTTCTTAGAAACTAATCGTCATGCAAGAGCTGGCAGAGCAAAGCAGTGGGCTATGGAACATACATCATATCAAGAAGTTGGACGACAGATGAAAGAACGGTTAGTGCAGATCAGTAGAATCTTTTGACCATGAAATCACGGACTGGAAAAGATGAAAACTCACAGGAGAATTGCACTAGTTGTCTTATGAGCAAAACGAAGAAGGATATGCTGCGCATTGCTTCTGAGAGAAAAGATCGTTGGTACTGTATTTCTTGCCTACTGCGCTCATTACCGGCAATGATGGTAAGGAAAGGCAAGAGCGAAGATGATATGTCGTTATTATTAGGAATAAGATATTTTCTGAAAAAGAAAGGACTTGTAAATGACAAAGTTAATTAAACAAGAACAGCCAACACAACAGTTAGCAACGCCAGAGCAAATACAGGCAATATCGACCATAAAAAATGCTGCTAATGCCACATACGCTGCGGCACAGGAGTTCACATTAGTTATTGAGCAGGTTCTTATGGATCAGTTTGGATTCACAGAGGAGGAAATTAAAAAACTTCATCGGGAAGTGGAGCGCATACTGACCGTTGTTAGGCAAGCAGAAGGAGCAGGGCTAAATAGTGTGGGAATAAGGACTATTAAGATGCTGTCTGAGATAGCTGAAATTAGGCAAGAACGTGAACGTATTGAAGCAACAGGGATTAAATTGCCACCAGTAAACCAGAACGCTGTCATTATGAAATTATTAAAATAAAGCGATGAGTTAATATTCGTAGAGTTGCTTACGACAAAAAGCGGGAAAGCCCACTTCTTTAGAGGCGGGATGAAAGCACCAATCAATAGGTAATATGGCTAAAATACTATATTTAAGTGTACATTCTGTGCTAGAGAGGGATGAAGTATCCCTCTTCCAAGAGTTGGGTCATACTGTTTTCAGCTTGCATGGAGCCTATCAGTTTGGATCTGGGGACGGGAAACGTCCAGCCCTGCCAATGGAGGTCGAAGCACATCTTCATGACCTAGCTTTGCAATGTAGTAGAGACAATCTTTTGCCGGAACTTGTTGATTGGGCTGACATCATTATGTTCATGCACAAGACAGATTGGATTGAGAATAACTGGAGTAAAATAAAAAACAAAAAGGTGATTTGGCGGTCTATTGGACAGAGTTCTCAACTAGACGAACAGGAATTATCTCGGTGGCGAGGTAAGGGACTCAAGATTGTTCGGTATTCCCCTCGCGAAGATACCATCCCTAGCTTTCAAGGAAGAGATGCTCTCATTCGTTTTTATAAAGATGAAGAAGAGTACGCAGGGTATATTGGCGCTAATCCCCAGGTGATTAATGTGTCTCAGGCTATGTTCGGTAATGAAACCGTAGGTTCGCGGGGAGATCACATGAATGTGGATATATTAAAGAATGTCTTGGCGGGAATGCCTTGGAAGATATTTGGTCCTGATAACGACTTTGCCGCAGAGCATAATGGTGGGTCGCTCCCGTTTGATGATCTAAAAAACATGCTCCGGTTTAATCGAGTATTTTTCTATACCGGTACTGCTCCTGCTGCCTACACGCTTAGTTTTATCGAGGCAATGATGACTGGTATACCTATTGTAGCCATCGGCCCTAAGCTGGGCAACAGTGTTTACCCGCAACAACAGACCTATGAGGTCCATGAGATTATACAAAATGAGATAAGCGGGTATTGGTCCGATGAGGTTCCCAAGCTGCGGGAGTATATCCAATTGCTTCTTGACGATCATGAGAGAGCTAAAGTAATCGGCTCCAGAGGGAGAGCGCGGGCAATCGAATTCTTTGGGAAAGGCAAGATACGCCAAGAATGGAAGGTCTTTTTAGAAAATTTGTGAACTACCACCACAATATGCCAATAGTAACTGATTATTTAGCAAAAAAATCTAGTGGCCTTGTTTCTACTATGCCGGAGGTGCGGGATGAGGGGCGTGGATACATGATGTATGATTCGGGAGGAGTTGAGGCTGAGGTGGGGGAGCTTATCTATGGATTTATAAGAGCTTTGAAACCGAAATCTATACTAACTACTGGAATTTACACAGGAATATCAGATATGTATATCGCACTCGGATTATCAGAAAACCGATACGGACACATTGACGCTATTGAATATGAATATCAGCACATTGAGCGAGCAAAGCGGCTATGGCAGACGGTAGGAGTTAGTGATCGTATCTCTGCGCACCATACATCTTCTTTGGATTTTCAACCAACCAAACAGTATCAATTCATGTTTCTTGATACGGAATTGCATCTCCGGTTCCATGAGCTTGTAAAATTTTATCCGTACCTAGACCCCGGCGGCTATGTGTTTATCCACGATATGCCGGTATCTCTTTGTCAAAATAATGTCAATCCCGATCATCCTGATTTTAAGCATTGGCCGGTAGGGGAAATCCCTGTTGAGGTAAAGAATTGGGTGAAAGACGGGGAACTGCGTCCAATGTTTTTTCCTAATCCAAGAGGAATGTTGGGGTTTTATCGTTCTCGAAGCGACGAATATAAATGGCTATGAAAAATATATTGCGTTTAGGGTTGGTTCAACCCTTTGGCCAGAATAGCTCATTGGAGCGTTTTATTACCCAAGAAGCCCACGGATTTATTCGTGGGTAGATTCACCGTTGTCGATTTTGTCCAAAACATCATGGTCACAGGCATGGAAGAGTATCAAAGATTGTCTCATGTAGCTTTGTCTCTGCAAAAGCTGGCCAAGGAAAAGAACTGTTGCATATTGCTTCTCTCTCAGCTGTCAAACACCGCAGCACGGGATAAGGACGATAGCGCACCGGTGGAGTATAAGGGGTCCGGATCAATTGCGACGGTGTGCGATCTTGGGTTTGTGGTGACGCGCACGACCGGTTGGGACGCAGGAGAGAACGCAGTCCGTTTGTTTTTACGAAAGAACCGCCGAGGGCCATCAGGTAAGTATTTCGATCACACGTTTGTCATACCGGGAGGGTGGATAAAGTGAAAAAACTAACTAAAAAAGAACAAATAGCCGAGGCAATGAAAGTCTACCGAGCAAAGTATGGGGAAATAGCACACCAAGCACGCCAGATAAATGAAGCCTACCTAGCAAGGCTCAAGGAGATAGAGAAACAAGAGGAAAAATAATATGAATAAAATAACAGCTTATTTAAGATTTGCAGGTTTTGAGCGAAAAATGAAAATAGAAAGGTTACCTGAAATTAGGATACCGATAACATTACCTTTAACTATTAGTTATTTACAAGAAGCTTTTCTTCCCAGCAGCCCAAACAAACATCCAGTATTAGTCTTTGAATGGAAAAGGCAATTAACTAAGTATACACACGAATATTCTTTGAAAGAAATAATATGAGAAAACTAAGATTTATAAATATAATTATATCAATTATTGTGTTTCCACTTGGATCATATTTGATCTACAGTTTTGGTAATTGGCAGTTATTGCTTGGAATATTTTTGCTTATGTGGGGAAACAACATTGCTCAAGATAAAACCTAACTAAACCTTTACTTATAAATAAATAGACGAATTGGCTACAATCTTATGAATACCCGCGCAATTCTTACTTGTTGGCATCGCTACCAGCCCTATGGAGCGAAATATTACGAACCTTTGCTGGATTTCTATATCCAAACGATGAAGAGATATGAAAACGAGTACGATAAGATTTATTTTCTGGATAGTAATTGGGAAATAGACCCTAAGAAAATAGAGGGATTAAAGGCTGAGATCGTGCGCATTGGTCCACATGAGAGGTATTATGACGCATACAAGAAATTTCTTCCGGAGGTAAAAGAGGATCTGGTGCTTCTGATGGACAACGATATGCTGGTGTACCGGACAGGCATCATTGGCTCGGCATTTCTAAAGATGAATGAAGGGTATGGTGCTGCGAGCATTTTCGATACTATTGGTGATTGGACGTTCTCTCAGTTCAATGGAAAATCTAAAGTGTGTCCATATTTCTTCTGTACTCGCAAGGAACTTCTAATGAAGTACCGGGACTGCGAGTGGGGTCCTGCAATGCCTCAGCACGAAACGCTAGGGATGTTGTCAAAGGGCATGGCTGATGATGGAGTAAAGGTGTTTGAGTTTGAGGAGGATAAGTCTAACTGTCTTTTTGATGGAACCAAAGATGGGGAGAAAAGCAAGAATCTAGGCTACTATCACATAAGAGCGGGGAGTGTTCCCGCTGTTTTATTAGCTTATAAAGACAACGATGAGGATCAGTATTGGTCTTACCTAAACACACAGCCAAAGACGGAGTATTTACGACAGTTTGTATGGTATTGGTATATGTGTAGGCGAATAGCACCATTAGATAGTCCCATGCACATTAAAGCAATAGAAGATATTTTGAGAGATTGCGGGATCAAGCGTAGCTCGCAGTGGAGAGAGTATGTTGAGAGATTTATTGAATATCACGGACTATTGTGAAAATAATTTCTGTATCTGATAGCCACGGTAAACATGAGAGGCTCACAATTCCTCCTTGCGATTTGTTCATTCATGCTGGGGATTTTACTCATTGTGAACCAGCACAAGTTAGCGACATTCTTCATTTCAATGCTTGGTTGGGAAAGATACCTGCGAGACAGAAAATAGTTATCGCTGGAAACCATGACCGCTTATTTGAAGGCATGTATGCTCGTTACGCCCAATCAATAATAACTAATGCTATATATCTAAGAGATAGTGGAACTATCATCAGTGATGAAAAAGGGAAAGACTGGTCAGTGTGGGGTTCTCCGTATACGCCATATTATCGAAACTGGTCATTTAATGTGCAGGGTGAAGGAATTAAACGTCATTGGGATATGATTCCTGAAAATACAGATATCCTTGTTACTCATGGACCTCCTAGAGGCATACTGGACAAGGCAAGAGGAGAACATCTTGGATGCCCGTATCTGTGGGATAGAGTTGTGCAGTTGAAACCTAAACTGCATGTCTTTGGACACATCCACTCAGGGTACGGGAAAGCGGAAAATAGATTTATCAATGCAGCGGTTTGTGACGATACGAACCAATTGATACATCCACCAATTGCACATTGTACATAAGTAGGATATGGAAAAAACAATAGGTTCATTGATTGACGAAATTTCAATCGTTAATATTAAGATTTATCACCTTGTCGAGAAAGTGCAGTCTGGTAATTTTGAGAAAGAAGATGCGAGCAAGATACAATTGCTCAATAATTACCGGAGCCAGATCACTAATGCTATTAATGAATTCTTCAAGGAACGAAAAGAAGTAAAAGTATGAATATTCTAATCAGCGGGGCAGCAGGATTTGTCGGCAGTCACCTGTGCGACTACCTCATTGAAAACGGTCATACCATCATTGGGATAGATAATCTTTCCACAGGAGATATGAAAAATGTTCATCCTAAAGTAGATTTTCATTATCTTGATATATTCCATGAACCAAAGCGGATAAGTTTATTGCTTAAAGATTACAAGCCTGACTGGGTGTTTCATGAGGCTGCGCAGTGTCGCACACAACTTTCTGTTGATGACCCATTGCAAAACCACGATACGAATATAACAGGAACGCTTAATATGCTCCTTGCAGCATGTGCCGCAGAGGTAAAGCGCTTTATCTTTGCCTCTTCCTGTATTGTTTATGCCCCCAATACTCCCTACTATGTCAGCAAGCTGGCTGGAGAAGAGTATTGTAAAGTATTCCATAAACTTTACGGGTTATCTACAATTTCTCTGAGGTATTCCAACGTCTATGGATCGCTTCGTCAGTCAGAGAAAGGCAGTCATGTCAATGCGATTGCATCATTACACAAGTCAAAGAGGGAAACAGGGCGCTTGTGGATAACTGGTGACGGACTCCAAACAAGAGACTGGTCGCATGTAACGGATGTTTGTCGGGCAAACCTTCTTGCTGCACAATCTGATATAAACGGTGTCTTTGATATTTCTACGGGCGTTAGCACTTCTATGAATGAGATTGCTAAATACTTTGACTGTCCTATCGACTATGTGCCAGATAGGCTGGGCGATGCGAAACATCTAAGTGAACAGCAAACCCCAATACCAGCAGAGTTAGCTTTTGGGTATAAAGCAGAGATACTTCTTGGGCTGGAGTCAATGAAGCCGTACCTATGAGACAAGCATTTATTTCTAGTTGTTCTGATCCATTTCTTTTGCTACTTGTTCACAAACTCTTTCGAGAGCGTTGGTATGAAGAAGTAGATTCATTCCTGGTAAACATAAATAACCACTGTGGAGTGCCGCAAGATGTAGTGTCTGAATTATTGGGACGATTAGCACAAGACAAGAAGACGGAGATTATCTATCATCCTCAAGGGATTGGAAATGGCGCTCCAATCACTGAAATGACTCTCATTTCAAAGGCAGATACCGTGATGCTCATGGAGGATGACGGATTTTGCTTTACTCCCGGCGTTATAGATCAAGCATTTCAGCAAATAGAAAGCGGTTTTTCCGATGTTGTTGGATCGCCTCGGTTCTCCTGCGGTGTCGAAGTGGGGGAAGCAGCAAAGGAAAAATACAATCTGGATTATTCAGGCTACGGGGATGTGGGACCCAATCTGTGGCCGAATATGATGTTTATCAAAAGAAAAGATCTACTGAGAACTGATTTAGATTTCTCTAGTCACACTTGGCAACCAGGGGAATACTCAAAAGAACTCGACCATACCTTCAAAGACATAAATCACGGCGATACAGCGGTATGGATGTGCGTACAACTCAAAGAATTAGGGCTGAGGTTTCACAATATTGCGCAGTACCATGCCGATCCCTACGAGATAGACAATAAAACAAAGAAGCAAATGAATTGGATTAACGGTCCTCCGACTCATATTCACGGTGGCTCTCTCTCGGCAGGCTGGAATGGTTATTTATCTGGCAGAATACCAGAGGCAACGGATGATTCCTCTATTCAGGAGATGGAAACTAGAGTAGCGTTTTGGACGATAGCCAGCGCGTGTACTGATGGTTTTGAAGAGTTCAAGAAAGAATATCAACGGGGAATAGTGCAGCTAACTCATGATGCCAAATTAGATACGAGAAGAATAGAGAAAAAGATGAATATTTATCGGGATTTATTTCGCATATGATTGTAAAAAAGAGGAGAATGAATGAACAAACCTGACCTACTCATTACATGGCACGAATCTGCTGACTACCCCATTGCTAGGGAAATGCTACGTAGACACCGTGACTTTTTTGGAAAAATAATTATCTATTGGAGTCAACATTTCCGCTATCCTATCTTTAGTCATTTTATCCAAACTCAACTTCACGATCTTGGAAACATCACCTTCCTTGATCCGGTTAACTACGAGTTTGGGATACAGGACTGGAGGAATGTTGCGACTAATGAAATGCTCAGGTATAGCAATAGCGAATGGATTTGTAGTATCGAGCAAGACTGGTTTAGCACTGACTGGAATCGACTGCTAGACATGACAAAAACCGCTATGGAAAAATCTGACATGTGTGGTTGGATGAGTGAAACAGCAGCGCCATATATTCATCCAGCATTCTTTTTTGCTAAACGAGAAATCATTGAACGCGCAGGATATGATTTTACCCCACATCCAGAGATTAATGGTAGCGATCACTTTGCTGCGATCACCTGGCGGGCGAAGGAGTTAGGAGCAGTAGTAACCGGACTTCCAGTTGGAGAAGTGACCGATCAATCCCTAGCATTTCATTTGGGTGGTGTAAATCAAAATTATCTTGAAGGATTGAAACCTGGATATGCATTTCATAGGCCGGAGATATTTTATGTCTATAATTATTGGAGTCGGAGAGCGAAAATAAATAAAAAGTTCCGAGACTTGTGCCTTGATATCGACTCAATATTGCGCCCGCAATTCCCGAGTGTTTATCCGCACACAAGTCCTTGGGCTGATTTTTTTAGATAAAACTATGACCACTGCTGTATTCGTTGTGCAACCAGTTCACATTGATTATCCCCTGTTTCGTCATCGCCTCACTCAGCTTCACCGATTGGTAAAGGATATCTACATCGTTTTTTCTGACGCACAATTCCTTCATAATTACCAGAAATTTATTGTCAATAGTTTGCCGTTTGTTCACTTTGTATCCCCAATGAAAACAGAACCCGATTGGCGCGATGATGCTATCCGCTCCATTTTAACTAGAAGTATTGAAGCAGATCGGATTCTCTTTTTAGAACAAGACTTTCTTTTTACCGATCAGTTCATGCCCTGCATTTTATCTGCTGAATTTAATGACTATGATTTTATCTTTTATAAAGAGGGTGATCGGTATCATCCAGCGTTTTGCTTAGTAAGATATGATCTTATCGTTAGGACCGATTGCAACTTCGCTGCCAAGCCACCGGCCTACGATCATTTTGGTTCGTTTTTTAAGCAAGTCCTTAATCTTTCTAAATACTCTCTTGATATCGAACAGGTAGGATTTAAGAAACAACAGGATTTCTGTCATCTCGGCGGATTGACCCAAAACTATCACTGCTTAGACAACAACCAACCACTCTATAAACCGAATGAATTCTATACTTACAACTATCTCTCTATAAATGTTCCTGTCATACAGGATAAGCACTGGTATGATCGTATGGGTCGGATAAATACCGATGTTTCTGAAAAAGAGTTTGTTCCTTGGATGAAACAAATTTTTGCTGATACGCTATGAAAAAGTTGTTCTCATCTCTACCTGTTAAAAAGAGAATACGATTATCGCGCAAAGAAATGAAGCGGGAGTTTCACTATCTCATTGATGAAAAAGGATACAGTCATCTATCGTGCTTATTGTGCAATAAGGTGGATCACGATTGTCCTGCTCATCTAAAAATATGAATATTCTAATTGATAATCATCACTTAGATTTGACCCACTCACTGAATCTTCTTTTTGAAGGGCGGCTAGGTCACACGGTGTATCGTCAGATCGGGATGTCGTGGGCAGATGAGGGGTATTGGTCAGTATACAACCATCCAGATACCGCGAAACAATATCTTATGGATGGGTTTATCCCTAAGGACGGGACACCGCCACTCAATGGTGTAAGCCGGATTAAGAACGGCGTCCACGTCATCAGAGATGAAGCACATTATAGCGAACAGAAAGCCATAACGCTAGAGCAATTTAAGGAGATGAAGTTTGATATCGTTATTGCTAGCATTCCCCAACACATAGAACCGTTTAAGAAGCTGATCCGGTTATACCAGCCGCAAGCAAAATTTATCTTCCAGCAAGGCAATCATTTCTTGCAAACAGATCATTATATAAAAAACGGGATGATCGAAAATCTTCTGTCATCCACTGTAGAATACCCTGTTCCTGCTACTTTGAATGTCTGTTGGTATCATCAAGAGATGTCTCTTGACGTTTTCAAGCCATCGGAATTTTCTCCAAGAAAGAACATAACGAGCTTTGTTAATCTTCTTCCAACAACGGCAAAGGCATATCTCTACTACATGCTGAAACAAGAAATGCAGGAGTATGAATTTAAGAGCTACGGTATTTTATGCGATGACGGGATCATCTCAGGAGTAGATAAGATTGCTAGAATCATAAATCAAAGTATGTTTGGTATTCATGTTAAGTCAGGTGGTGATGGCGCGGGGCATGTAATTCATAATTTCTATGCTTGCGGTAAACCAACTATAGTGAGTTACGATGACTATAAAGACAAACAAGCAGGTAAATTACTTGTTCCTGATGAGACTTGTTTTGTTCTCGACAGCATTAAAGATGTCCAAAGAGTCGCAGAGGAAATAAGGAAAATATCTCCTGAAAAATATGAGTGGATGTGCCAACAAGCGTACAAGAAGTTCAAAGAGGTGGTAAACTACGATGAAGAATCGGAAAAGATTCAGGAATTTTTACTTCATGTTTTATTATGACAATGCAATGCCCTATTCATGGCGATTTTCCAACAGAGGAGGCGTATTTACTTCATATAAAAATGGACCATAGTGGTGCTTCTCCTGAAATGGATTTAATAAAAATAAAAGCAAATGGCCTCCCGCCTGGAATACCTGAATCAGCAATTCCGACTCCTGATTTTATCGTTCAAGTACAAAGGATCGAAGCGCAGAAACAAGCTGCAATGCAGAAGGTGGCTCCTCCTCTGCTACCTCTGCTTGCGCCAGAGCCTCTGGTACAAGCAGTACTCAAGGAGCTTCACCTAGAGTACTGCTATACCGGCAACTGCCCCACCTGTTCTGGCGTCAATATCAGTACACTGATGATTGAGGTGGAAAAGAATATGATTGCTGTTGCTCTATGTGAATCGTGTCGAAAAAGTGTTAAGCAAATAAAAGTGAAACCGTTATAAACGGAATCAAAAAGAAGGGAGGAACATCATGGGAGCAATGGCATTAAAACAAAAGTTTCCGTTCTTGCGAAGATGCGAGCTTTGCCAAGTAGCAAAAAAAGAGCTATACCAAGTGCAGTTTGATGGGATTACATTTTTGTTCTGTTCTGGATTCTGTGTAGATAAAGCGCAGCGCAATTGGCAAGAGAAGGAGGAAAAGGGAATCAGTCCTTCACGGCCTATAGAGATACCACGGGAAAAAGAAGAAGACAATATTACTGACTATTCTTGAAAGGAATATCTATGACTAATACAGTAACCGCAGAACAAAAGTACTCGCCAGATAAATATAAACGAATGGTTTTTTCTTTTACCAAAGCAGAATTAGCGAAACTCATCTCTTTTGAGTCAATGATGGAAATGGGCAAAACAGCAGAAGCATTGGTGAACAGGATGTTAAATGTAATCTGTTTGCCACGGGTGGGAATCAAAGACCAAGGAGCAACGATGATGGTCGAATATGATGTTTCTAATGGAACTTTTATTGTTTATGCACCACGAGCGGTAAAACAACCAGCGGAACCTAACGAGAAGGTTGAGTGATCTGACATACTCCCACGGCTAAAGCCAGTGGGCTTCTTGGGTGATAAAACGCTCTAATGAGCTATTCTGGCCAAAGGGTTGAACCAACCCTAAACGCAATATATTTTTCCTTGCGAGGTGGGATTGCGGGCAAAGTCACTTCACCCCCCCCTGCATAGTTCTGTTTTAGTTTTACTTTTTCCCGTCTCGGAGCTTGAGAAAGAAATTGATGCAGATACCAACGGCCCACCCTTCAATCGCACCTATGGTCGTGAAATTAGGAATGAAATCACCTGTCGATACCATTGCTTCTTGTGTAAGTATTGCTTGTAACTGGCCCAAGTACATGAGAATAGGAGCTGCAAAAAAGATCAGCGCACTATTGGCTATTTTTCGCAGATCAAGCTCATTCAACTGTCCTCTTGGTGAAATTTTCGCTTTCGTAAATATGTCCATAAAATAGTTCCTTTCATCTTGTAAATAACATTGCATATGCCATGACAAATCCAGCCAGAATATATTTTGTCCATTCTAGTATTGTTTCAATTTTCTTCGTTCTTATACGCTCTGCATTGTTCTTCATTACTAATATATATGCTCGAACATACAGAACCATAGCAACTGATCGAAACAGAACCCTCCAATCTTAGAATGTCGGTGTATTGAGCTTGGTCCACTTACCACTAGAGAACTTCCAAAGATTACCCTTCGAAGTTACGGCCACGATTGTCGATATTCCTTCTGCACTGATTATACGTTCCGGTTCTCCTGTAGGAGGTACGGGCGTAGGTGTAGGAACGGGAACCGGTGTTGGTTCTGGTGCTGGAGTGGGAGAATTGTCCCACCACGCCTTTAGTGACTTACCTGTGTCATTTAGTGCGTACAATCCATTCACCTTGTCAACGATAGATTCGGGGTTCCCTGCCCATCCGCTCCAAGAGCCAAACCCTGACAAGATACCTTCGTCTGCGAGTTTTTTATTAACTGCAAAATAGGCATCTGCCTGAGCTCTTGTTGGTCTATTAAACCGGTCCGGTGCACCTTCTTGAACGTATACAGGCTTTGCGTATTTATTCTTAATTGCCCGTACCTCACTCTCATAGAGCGCGATGTCGTTATCTCGGTAGTGATCGACAACTACCACTGAAAAAGTGTCGGATATACTCCGTGGCATCCATCCAGACAGTAGCTCTGATGCGTTGTTGGCACTTAATCCGACTACTGCTCCGGCTGGAAGGACTGCTTTACACGCATTATGCATGTCGATGAAAAACTGTGCATAGCTTCCCGGTAATCCGTCAGTTAAAAGCGCTGTATTAGGATCGAATATCCCTTCTGTTCGTTCCGGGTAAATAGCCCACTCATCTCCTGCTTTCACCGTATCACCAAGAAACTGCGCTGCTTTCACCGCTTCATCAATCCAAAACTGTACAGGTTTTCTATTCCCTCCAACAAATTTTGGTTGTCCATACAGTCCTTCCATGTTCCAGTGGGCACAACGCCAAGTGACTTTCATGCCCTTTACATGTATTGCATCAGCCCATTGTTTCGAATAGGTATCAAAATTAGGGTGTCTAATGACACTTGCTACCTCAACATGGCTTGCTCCTGCATCTTTGAGCACGTCCAAGAGCTGATTCATTTCTGCAACCGGCATGGGGTTATCCATGCGGTCTTTTACATGCTTCATCGCTGAAATCATTTTTGTATTAATCATATTGATACCGAGTTCAATGCCTTTCTCGCCTCAACGATGGCGGTTTTTAATCCGTTGTATTTAACATGTTGATCCATAAGATCAAATTCTAATGTCCTTGCGCGATTTTCCCACTCTCTTTTTTGCTTGTCCAGGTCATTCTTCTCTGCCTCTAGTTCTCGTATCTTTTTATCTCGTGGGTCTTCGGTTGGTGGTACTGGCGGAGTTGGTTGATTGGATTCGTATCCAGTAAACCAACTATCCATCAAGGGAAAAGGATCGACCACTGTCTCTCTGCTGCGAATTTCCCAGTGAACGTGATTGCCGGTGCTATTGCCCGTCGATCCCACTTCCCCAATTTTCTGACCTTTTCGTACCTGAACACCAGGAGTAACGGTAATACTCTTATGCTTCATGTGGGCATACAGTGTCGCCATGCCACCCCCATGATCTATTTTGACGAAGTTGCCATAATCCTCTTTTCGTAATACCCGAGGATGGGGAAAAGGATCGTTATTACTATTGGCGATCCATTGTCTCACCTCATCATTTTTAGCAATTGTTACCTTCCCCGATTCCGAAGCATAGATTGGTGTACCGTCAGGATATCCGTAGTCTGTCCCCTTATGATTCGGACCAAAAGGATTAGTAACGTTAGTTTGCTGCCCCTTTGTGTTTATAGGTCGTACAAATAACACATATTCTCCTTCCTCACTTATATCCTGACATACTCCCACGGCTAAAGCTAGTGAGGCTCTCATTCTTCATCGCCAGAATTATTCCTAAAACGCTCACATGAACCTCACCCTCCCATCAACTTTTCCTTCTCCAATTTCTTAGGTAATTGCTTCAGAGCATCTCGCATTTCAAATAATACATCAATCAACTCTGGGGACTTCCCTTGAAATATACGGGTAAATTCTTCGAGCTTCTTATCCTTCTCTAGCAGTTGCTCTTTCAAAGAAGCAAGATCCAATGCTAATTCAGCAATTCTTGCTTGAGCATCTTTCAGTAACAGCTCTAGCTGGTCTTGTCTTTCTTTATATGCAACTATGACTTCCCTTGCTACGTCTTTGCCGCCAAAGTTGAGCTGAGCAAATATATAGCCAATGAAAAGCAGAACGAGGCCTATAAGGTTCATGTATGGTAAAAAATCTATCATAGCTATAAAGACATAATAGTCAGAGGTAGCCCATGTTCCTGCCCGGACATAGGTTACCTGCAAATATTAGTAGCCTTTTTTGGGCATGGGGGACATTGGTTTCTTTTTTTCAGGTTTTTTCTTTGCCATAATACATCACCTCCCTTCTTCTTGAATATATTTTCACAAAAATAAGTCATTTTATCAATATGGCCAACCTCTTATTTAAATCACAGTCCGTTTGACAAGAGATCTTCCCCACACTGCGTAGTAAAATGTTTTCCCACTATTATTTGCTGTCTGATCCGTTCCCACAGTAAACCCTCGCCCATTAAAAGACGTTATTACTTGCCCTACGGCAACGGTAGTGCCAAAGCTCTTCCAAGAGTCTGTTCCTGTTTGATCTGGAACCCTTTGAACCGCATTATCCGTAAAGTCAACTTTTATCCAAGCCATGACAGGAGTAAATTCAAGTCCCGTAATATCAAGGCTTGATCCCGTTCCCACATAGGTTCCTGACGTGAAATATTGGGTATTTGTCTTAAAAGCAAACCAGTAAAAGGTTAGCGTGTTTTCATTCACTGCTGTTTCAGACCCTAGTGTGAATGTGTTGCCTCCTCCAGTAGAAAATGCGGTGATGAGATTAGTTCCCAGTCCTGAAATAGTGTTATTTTCAAATGATAGACAATCGGTGGTTATGTTCGCTGCTATTTTCCATCTAGGGCGACTCGTAGAATCTTTTTTCGTCACGACAAGACCAGGATCAAATCCATTGACTGCAATCGTTCTTCCTGCTGTTGCATTACCTACATAAGTTCCTGTATCAAAATCGTTTGACCCATCTTTGGCAAAAGCCACCCAATAGACAGTTTTTAGATTTTCATTACATTCAACACCCGTTCCTACAGTAAAACCGTTTTCATTCAAAGAGGTAATACCGCCGGCAAAGTTGGCGATTGAACCAAACAAAGAAGCCGTTTTGTCTCCCGTCATAGACGCTACTCGAAAAGAGGTTGACGTTAAAGCTGTTGCAGAATTTACTCGAATAATAACGAGTTCTGGCTTAAAGCCAACGGTATCAATGATTTTACTTGCCCCAGTTCCCGTAAAAGTGCCATTTGCAAACTTCATAATTATTCCTCCGTCCAGGTAATATCTATGTCTAAACTCCCCCCAGCCATCGTAGTGGTATTCAAATTGATTGATAAAACCTGTGCTATTCCTCGAAGCACAGTAGCCCGTTCTCCCCGCATTTCAAACCATATTTCATTAGGACTATTAGAAATAGATCCTGCCGGGGTGGTTACAGTGATCTTCTTGACCTGCATATTTCCAACGAGTGTTCCTGTTGTAGGATTGGCGGTATAGGCATTCACTGTCGCAGTTGCATTAGGATCAGCCGTATCGTGGGAGCTAATAGTTGGAGCAGTTGAAGTGCCACCGGTATTAGCAGTTGATCGTCGCAGAACAACAAGGCTATATGCTCCCGCGGCGGTTGCTGTTCCACTGACCTGAATACGAGTGATACGAATTGTTTTTGTCGCCGATCCCGTAATGGTGAAAATATCAGTTGCGCTTGCTGCGGGAGCAAGTCCAATTACGCCGACACTATAAGTAGCCTTTTGTCCTTCTGAATAGGCGGTTATTGAGTCAATGGTTTGTCCGAGCGCTGTACCTAAATCCACCCGCTGAAACCCGTTAACTGTCCCTTGACTATCAACTCTCTGTAGATTGGTGACTGTAATCTTTGTTGAGTTGTAAACAGACCCCATTTTAACTGGGTTTCCAGAATCCGTAGCAGCCGAAGCCACGTTACCTGTTGCGGTTACTGCGCCAATCGTATTGCTGCCCGTAGGAAGTGCAACGTCCGTTGCCAAAACCATGCGCTGGGTGAGTGCATTTGCGCCTCCTGATCCACCCTGTACCCCTATTTGTCCCGCTATTGTATTTACTTTTGCCCTGTCTGTATCGTCCCAATCATCAATGACAGAAAGTGACGCACTGATAGTTCCTAGTAGCGTTTCGATTCCATCGACATGTCCGATGATTGTTGTTTGGTTAGCTGAGGTCGCAAATCCTGTGATAGCAGCAACAGGAGTGAGCGTACTAAGTTGTGCCGCTGTTAAGACAACCGGAAGAGAGGAAGCTGAAAGTGCTTGGCCGAGTGCTGGTGTCTTTGTATCTATTGAGGCAACAGATGTTGCAATGTTCCCCGTATCAGTGTCTATTGTCGTTAAGAGTGCTTCGATTCCATCGACATGTCCGATGATTGTTGTTTGGTTAGCTGAGGTCGCAGCTCCCAAAGGAAGAGGGATAGATGATGCGAAGACAGGAATCGCACCTTGATCTGAGGCAATAACCACAGGGAAGGAACTAGCCATTGGCTTTTGCCCAAGACTAATGGCTGATCCAGCAACCTGTGTCACGTTGACATCGCTCACGGCTCCTGACACTGACCCCGCAAGAGCTGGGGTTCCAATTCCACTCATAGTTTATTGTTGAACATTTGCTGTTTGATCTTTCGAAACTTCTAAAACCCTGACATTATTGCCGCCTTGTGCCGCAACGCCGTACACATGAAGGTTGTATCCCGCATCAATAGGAGGAGAATAGGAGTAAGCCGGAATAGGAAGTCCATTGCTAACTGTGACCTCAGAACCACCGATATAGATCGTATTAGCGCTATTGTTGTAAATTAAAAGCGCTCTTCTATTGAAAAGCTGACCATAATCAGGAAGCCTGACAACAGATGTCCCAACGGTGGCAAATGTTGTTTCTATGAACCCTTGGAGCGCATTTATGTTTATATTTGTGACCGGAGTCGATACCATTGTCGGTGGGAAATTGCGAATATCAATCGCTGTTGGATAATCTATCTCTTTGTTGTAGATGCGCTCCAAGGCAACTCTGATCCCTTCAAACATTGTTACCAAGTCTTCACGAAATTGTTCATTTATTCCTGAGTCTTGCGGTTTTTCCACAACCTTTGGTTCTTTTTTCATTAAAAGGTGTATTTCTTGCAGTCCTTTCACGGCTTTTACTATTGAGGACAGGTCTGGCGGGGGTGTTGGATTGTTTATGGTCACATTTCCAGTTATTTCTTGTGTTTTATCAAGAGCTTTGACCGTTTTTTGCAGTTGTTCTATCGCTTTTACGACTTCTGCTTGGTTTTTTACCGTAACGCTGGTAGGAATGTCGGGAAATTTAATATCACGAAAAACATCAACGAGGTGTTGAATTTGGTCTGGGTTGACAGATACCGTGTCAAGAGGTTGAGGAAATTTCAATGCTCGCACTGCTAGTGCAACATCAGCGACTTCCTCTTTTGTCGGTGTCAATTTTGTTACTTCAAGAAAATGAGTATAAATATCTCTCAAGAAGCCTAACGAAAACTTCCCAATCTTTGTCTGCTGGACTACTTCCTGTTCAATTTGTTGAATAGGACCAACCGTTGGGTCTTCTTTATCTATAATCGTTTTGCCGAGCTTACTTACGACAGTATCGGCTAGTCGCGCCGTTTGTCGTTCAGAGATAATGCGTTCCCGCGCTTTTAGGTCAATCATAGTCGTTGCTGTTGGCCTGATTTGCTAAAGGACAATGCGTCTAACGCGCTTTGAGGAATCATTAAGCCTCCCGATAAAGCACCCAAAGAAAGAGAATGGGCAGCGGCAGCAACAGGTTGCGACAATGCTCCTGCGTAACGATTTGCTATTTCAAGGTATGTTTTACGATATGCTGGGTCAGTAAGGCTCTCTGCCATTTTTTTTGCTTCCGCAAATTTTCCTGAATGAAATAATGCGTCTATTTTTATTACTTCAAGTGGTCTTGATGGTGCTACTTGTTTATATAGTTCTTCTATTTTTTTCAAATCACCACTGGCGATAGCACGTTCCATTAACATGCCAGGATTATTATCAAAATTACTAACTGCTCCGGGCAATGCTGATCCCAATGCTCCTAAACTTCCTATCATCACGGGGAATACACGGCCTGTTTTCGGATCAAACGTAAACCGATTTTTTATATCAGTAGATCGTCGTTCAATGCCTTGTACGCCTTGTTGTACCCCCTGGGCAACAACTTGTGAGCCCTGTTGAATTACTTGTCCAACAGACTTCATCGCCTCCCTAGCCTGAGCAACCCCACCAGCAAAAAGTTGGCTTAGGTAAGGGGAATTATCAATATCGGTCAACTTTCCGTCTTTGTAGTATTCCAAATCAAGATGTGGTCCGGTTACATTGCCTGTTGCCCCCGTTAGACCAATCGTTCCACCTTCAATGGTCTGTCCCTGTTTCACTTGTGGCTGTTGCAAGTGAGAGAATCGCAACATCTCATTGGTTTGTGCATTTTTCACCAACACGCTATTTCCGTACCCCTTATTCTCCTTGTTGCCGATATACCCTTTCCCTTTGGCTCCTTCATAGCTTTCTACAATCTGCCATTTCCCAGCAGGAGTAGATATAGGTGTTCCAACAGGTGTACCGATATCTGTTCCCGTATTGATACCACCTTTAGAAAAGACTTCAATCGCCGGATTTTTAACTCCGAACTTCTGAGTAATTGCATATTTCGGTTGCGCTACCGGAGCCTTTTGCTGGATTGGAACTTTTGGCTGCATAAGAACTTGTTGCTGCTGTTTCACCTGTGTTTTGACCGCTTGGGGAATAGCAGCAACAACGGGACGAGCTGGGCCTATAGTTGGTTGTTTTTTTTGGATAGACATGATATAATGTGATCTAGTATGACATTGATAATGTTACTAACAATTGTAATTTTCTTTCTCTGGGCGCGATCAGCGGAATAATTTATTCGCACCAGAAACACCTAGTCGCTGCAACAAATCTGTTATCACTTTTGTTGATGGTGCAGCAAGCTGGTTAGAGATACGAGTAGCAATCGCTGGATTCGTTGCAGCTTCAACTATTGCTGATCCTGCTGCTACTGGTACGTTTCCTGTCAATAGCCCATAGATAGCTCCCGCTGGGAGTCCTAAATTCTGCAATACATCCTGAAGATTTTGGATAGCTCCAGGGCTAGATAATCGCTTACCGAGACTACTTGATATTTTCGATGATGCTTGTAAAAGCTCCTGTGAGTATTTTACCGTCTGTGGATCAGCAGACCGATCTTGAATTTGTTTAGATAAGAATCCGTACGTGGACTTACCGACTTTACTCATTGCGTCCGTTGCTTTTCCTGTTGCGATCCGTTCCCACCGCGACCCTAAATCTCCTCCAACATTTTGAAGTTGGTCCTGCCAAAAAGATAACGGGAGATTAACATTTCCCGATTGAACCTCGTTGAGCGCTTTAACAGAACTCATGCCTTGACTCTCTAAATATTTCTTCGCTACTTTATTGATTGCCTTTTGTTTAAGAGCGATATATGCTAAAGCATCCTGTTTTTGTGTATCCGGTATTTTCTCTAGCGTCTTTGCCATCACCCCATCTTTTCCATAGACTTCCCCTAAATTGATTGTTCCCTTAGACTCGCTCAGTGTTTTTTCTATGCTTTTTCTGATTGGTTCTGTCCACTCAAAGATATTGTCTTTCACCGTTTTAGCGCTTCCCTGTATCTTAGTACCAGATGCTTTGGAAAGCTCTGGCAACCTTTCTCCGCCGGGACCAAGGGATACTCTTCCTAGTCCCTCTGAAATCTTCTTCGTAATTGCTGGTAACGCTACGTTTAACGCACCCCCTAAAAAAGCACTTCCCGCTACTGAAGGTAATGTTGCATCGTCTTGTGATACCCCATGGAGTGCCCCTGACGTTGCGCCAAGACCGGCGCGAGTCAATGCTGTCTTTGCCCCCCCTAAAGGCACGCCGTAAGCAGCAAGTCCCGCTGTATCTTTTGCCCATTGTCCGTACCCCTGAGTCATTTTTTCACCCAATCCAATATCAGTCCGTCCTGCTTTGGGGAATTGTTTCTGTACTTGCTGCTGAGTGCGAAAGGGATTGCTGTAGTTATTTTTCGTATCAATCTTTTTCCCCGACATAACGGTATTACCTATATCTGTCACATTAGCAGCGAGATTGGGAATAGCACCCAGCCCTATATCACGCAAGAAATCAGACGATCCCTGCGCTATGCTTGGTTGCGCCTGTTGCTGTTGTGGTGGTTGTAAGGACACCGGATCAATGCTACCAGTCAATTTTCGTGCCATATTATTGTGGGATAAATCCCTGTTCTAAATCTGATTGATAATCAGGATCACTGATATTATCGTAAGAATACAGCTCACCAGTTTGCGGATTAGCCAACTGTACCGAAGCCTTTGTTCCTGGAATATTGCTGTATTTAGCATTAATCTTATTTTGTAATTTATAGAGATTGTTTATGTTGGTTTTCTTAGAATGGGTCAACCGTGGAATAAATGGCATCAATTCTTGCTTCTCAGTTGCCGTCAACGCCTTTCCTCCGACAGTAAACATAGCATCAGAACCTAAATACGATACAGAGTTGTAAAAACTGCGCTCATCATCTGAGATCATGTTGTTTAGTCCGGGAACATTTGCTGCGTTATACCAATAATCATATCCTGTTCCCGTTCTGATATTCTTTGTTTCATCATTAAGCATTTCTATCACACTATTAATCTCTCCTAGCTTATAATCACGTTCATTGAGTTCTTTTTGCAAATTCAATGACTGTTGTGCTGTTAATCGTTTGGTGTCCCTTAGTTGCACCGCTTGCAATTTTGAGTTTTCGATAGTGAGATTGTTCCGTTCACTTATAACAAATTTCAATAAAGCATCTATTTTGTCAGTCGCTTTGAGCTTTGCATCTAGGTTCCTCTCATACATCCGCGCTTGCTGGCCAGATTGTTCTCCTAAAATATCAAAGTTCTTACCAACCAGATCATACAAAGAACGAATTGTATCCGTTACTCCCTTAAATTCATTGGCTCCTGCTTGATACGCTGCAAGGGGATCTTGCAATCCTGAAAACGGCGCGTTGATGTTATCTGGTGTTAGTTGAACTGGAAGATCGGTGGGACTACTAGCTCCCAGAACTGCTGGAGTTTGGCTTTGATATTTTTGAGATAAATTCTGGTCGTGAAGATACATATCTACCATCTTTTGGGCATCAGCCATCGGCGCTTGAGTGTTAGACTGCCCTTTTAAGGTCTGGAAGGACTGCTCGACTTGCTGTGGCTGAGGAATAGACCCCTTAATCTGACCCAGAGCAGACTGATATTGGTCAAGACCTTGACCTTGAGGAGTATTACCGGCGGAAGGCGTGTATAAAGTTGCCATAGTTTTGTTTAATTAATGTATAAAGCAAGATGATTGGCGCAGATTCCCGCAAAGCCATTATTCACCGTGGTATCCTTCTGGCCTTTTTCCTTCATTCCCGTGTAACGCTGCCCACTGTGCGTCCCACGAAGCAGGGCCGGATGAACTACCATTACTACCGCTCATACCAAATCCTCCAGCGCTTGCATCAAGTTGTTTCTTTTGTAAATTCAATGACTGTTGTTGTAATGCCTGTGCCTGTTCAATAGATGCCATCTGCACTGATTTGTTCTGTCGATCTTCGGCTAAACCTTGCCGATAGTTACGTTGTCCAATGTCAGCATCTTGTGTCCCACGAGCAAATCCTTGCTCAGTTTCCTGACTTGATCTCGTTCCTTTGATTCCTATATCCATAATAGCCCTGTCACTGGTACGCTGTTGTGCTTCTTGTCGTAAGCGCTGTTGCAGTCGCAGTTGATCCATTTCAAATCCAGCCCGACCTTCTGTTGCTACATTTAACCCCCCACCTGGAGCATCTGTCAACGCCATACCTCTCTTATTGAGCGTATCAAGCGCTCCTTCCGTTTCTTGACCGGATTGAATACCTAGTACTTCCAGAGCGCTTGATAAATCTTGTTGTTCCCGACCAGTACCTATACCAACGTCCTGATTGGTGCGTCCAAGTTGTAACGCCCGGTCCTCACCGAGTCTATTTTTAGCAAGAGCAACGTCCCCGTTATTTTCATTTAGGAGCTTCGTATAATACGACACCATCTCAGGAGATTCGTATATCTTCTTCAAGATGGTATTGAAATCCGGTACTTTATAGTCATTGGCATTGTATTGAATAGCGCTAGATCGTACTTGAGGAACTTCTGGTATTGCGTTGGCATCAGACACAAGAGTATCAAGCGCCGCATTAGTTGATGCGGCTGAATTGTAGTACGGATTGATCCCCACTTGTTGCGGTGTAGGAATATTTGCAGAAGGAATATATGCGGAGGGATACGCCCGTCCTTGGGGTGTGCTCATCGGTCCCTGAATCTTTGGGTCAATATATGATTGTGGATACATTGTTGCCATACTAAATCATGTGAAATAAGAAACTTCCCCCCAGTGGTACAATTGAATCAATAATGTAACGAATGATAACGATACCTGATCCCCCAGACCCACCAGTATAAGACCCATTATTTGATCCTCCGCCACCACCGCCTCCCTTGTTGGCGGTTCCAGAAACTCCGTTAGCATTATTCCCTCCACCCCCTCCTCCTCCTGATCCTGCTGATCCTGCTGAGCAACCTCGAAAACTATCTGCTCCACCACCACCTCCACCTCCATACGTTACAGATGACCCAGAAATAGAAGAGGATGTACCATTTCCTCCATTACCAGATTGTGGTGATGAGGCATTCTGACCTACTGCTGATGCTCCTCCTCCACCTCCCGCATTGTAACCATCGCCACTGCCCCCTCCTCCACTGCCAACTCTACCAGCACCCCCATTACTTCCTTGTCCCGCCGTTCCTGCACCAAATGAGGTGTTAGAATTGCTACCTCCACCCCCGCTGCCACCCGAAGCATCACTTTTTCCTCCTCCAGTAGCAGTGATAGATGAAAAAACAGAATTTGATCCATTATTGTTTGGTGTTCCTCCGGTCCCAACGGTTATAGCATAAATTTTAGCAATAATAAGAAGTCCAGTTCCAGTTAAGAATCCTCCTGCTCCCGCTCCTCCTCCTGTGTTGTTATCAGCTCCTCCCCCACCAGCAATTACCAGATATTCAACGCTCCCGCTTCCAGGGGATACGAAATTTCCATCCGATAAAAACGTATGAATGGTATATCCTCCCGCCGTTGTAATGGTTCCTCCAGTTGCATTTGCCATAGTTATCTATTTTGAAAAACTATACATCCATCCCACGCTGTTGTAGAGGTGGGGGTTGCGAATCCAAGCATATCTGCTTTGCTTGCTGCTGTTGTCAGTACAGGTGTTGATCCAGCCCAACTAACCCCACCAGGCCAAACAACAGTTTTGCTACCAACAGAATCTTGTAGGACGCGAATAACAAAGAACTGACCGACGACCCCGTTGGCAAAAGCTACAGTAACATTTCCTACTGGCATTGTAAGTAATATGAAGCTCCCTAATGAAAGATCAATAGTTGCAGTACCTCCTGCTGCGGGTGCATAAGTCTGAACTGTTTGTTTACTAGATGTGACCGTCGGAGTTGTTAGTACTGGCGACGTTAATGTTTTATTCGACAACGTCTGTGCATCCGTTGTCCCAACCATTGCTCCAGACGGAAATGAGGCATTGATCTTGCTAGTTGAAATGTTAGCAGATGCAGAAATATCCGCATTGGCAATTGATAGTGCGTTTAATAGGTTATTGAACTCACTGTTAAGCTGATTTGCTGTTAATACTGCGTTGTCAACGAACACTAAAGTCCTTGTAATGGTAGCGATTCTAGCACCCTTCCTTTCTTAAATTTCTAATGCTTGATATTCTGGGTATGAGTCCAAATCATTGAGTATTTGATTTTTTTCCAATGCGCTTGCTCCCTGTTGTGTCATAAATGTTGTGATATTCGTCCGTAAGGTTGCTTTTTGTTGCACGACGTCTACATCTGCTCTATACTCTTGCAGTTTCTCTTGAACTTGTTTGCGTGTCAACATTAGTTGGCCCTCAATCCTTTTGGTAACGCATACACTTGATAGTCATGGATCGTCACTTCATTGTCAGAGGATTCCGTAAACTTTATTTGAAATAATTTTCCAGTTAAATGCAAGAGCGTAACACGAGTGGTCGTTGTTGTATTTCCTCCCAGTGTTGAAATTCCCAGCATGAATGTTCCGGTTGGACCAAGACCCGGCGATGTTCCAAGAAGAGATATTGCTTGTTGAGTGCCAAAATCAGAAGCATTATCAATTCTTGCTTTGATCGTCAACGCGCTACCGACGCCAGTATCGTAGCGAACATAGCAGTATTTCCATTTCATTTTGCGGGCCAAGTCATACGAAAAATTGCGAGTAATCACATCCATTTCAATGTTAGCTCCATCATCAGTCCGAATAGAATTATCAATCTTGAATACCTTTCCTGTTGCCGTAGCATTAGTAAAAAATACTTGAGAACCGCTACCGGAAATAGTGGACGTTACGATATAGGAAGCATTTTTCCCAGTCATGGTGATCCAGGGATAGACCATGCTCCCACCATATTTTTGAATCTTCCAAGTATCTAAGGCAATAATTTTATTATTCGTTGTGGATGCCCCCGTTGGGATAGACCAGTAGGCGTAGCGACCATCAAATCCGCTGGATATTGCCTCCAACGCATTGCGATTTATCTCATCCATCGTTCCTGTAATATCGTTGGTAATAATACCTCCACCTAATACTTTAGCGAAGGATGTTAATTTCAGACTGCGGATACAAGGAGTGTTACCAAGCGTGGAGAAGAAGTAAATGTCGTTGCCAACCGGAACAATAGAAAATGGAGAGGTAGTGCCATAACCAAAGATTCGGGCATTAGTGTTTTGAGTTGCCAGTGTCGTTGCCGAAAATGAAGCACCGGAAAATCCGGTTATGGACCAGATCGTATTCCTTTTGAAAACAACGATTTCATCTTGTATCTTCCCAAACCCCATAATTTGGTCAGTGTCGCCTGGATTGACATCAACATAGTTAGCACCGCTGAAGGTGTTGGGTGTACCAAGGTTAGACCAGTAAAGACGGTTGGGTGCAGAGGAATTATTACCACCAAATAAATAGTTGTGGAACCATGAGAAGTACTTGACGATAGGAATGCCAGCACGATTTTTTGTCACCGTTGTTCCGTCATAATCAACAACCTCTGTTCCATTAGCTCCGTAAAGAGAATTGGCGGCAGTTTCAAACCACATCTGCTTAGCATTGGTTAGATTAGCAGACCCAATTGCAGTAAACGCCCCTGATCCCGTCCACTGATAAAGCTGGGCATTAGAAGCACCGTCGATATTGGCAATGAGATATTTGGAAGCTGATGCTATGTTCTCAAAAGCACTAAATCCATTAAACAGTTGAGAAGAAATTGCCACAGCAATCGCTGAGGAACCTGCAACCTTGACGATTTTCCGGTCAGCTAGAAACGCATTATTAGCCTTAACGAAATATCCCTTGCCTATTTCATGTGGTGGCAAGTTGTCATTTATCCCGATAAAAAAATTCTCAGTGATGGGGTTTAAGAAATCCTGCATACTTACTTAAAAACTACCAAAATCAATATTGTCGCCCTCAGAGTCAGCAATCATCCTGACGCTGTCAGACTGGCGTTCAGAGAGAAATTGCTTCATTTCAGGTGTTCCCTGCTTATATAACCCAATATATTTCGTACTAGAGCTTTCTGCCTGTTGTCCTTTAGATAAAAGAATAGATGCAGCCTTGAGTTCTATTAATTGCGCGAAATTATCGGCATACGGGATATTAACGTTATCACTATCAGCAGATAGATCGCTGGGTAAATCAATACCCCAGACAGAAATAGACTGCCCGCTCGTATCTGCAATCGTCGGAATCGGGATAAAACCAATCTTTTGCGCGCCGATATTACCGTGGAGATAATATCCTGCGTTAAAAAGTGATCCAGAAGAATTGCTGTGAGCAAGGTTGGTTAATATCTCGTCCTTCTTGACCGGTAAAGCTCGCATGGCGCGGGAGTTACTATCGGTTGGCTTGTAGTTGATTTCCACTCGCGTCACTTTAATCAGTGACGAGGCAATGGTGTATTCCTGTTGATTAGCAACAATGGCGTAAGTATACGGTGTCGTTGTGGAGTAAAATTCTTCGTAGACTTCAATCACTTCCCTAACTACATCGTGATAGCCGTAATTCGCACTTCTTAGCACCTCAGCGGCAGTATAATCGGCAACAGAAGCCTCGTCCAAATAGACGCGAATACCCGTTACTAGATTAGCAAGCGTTTTAGCCATACTATTTTACTAGCGAATCCCAACTATGTACATATTGGAAGTTGAAGACGCGGTAATTGCCCAATTTTTATTCACCCCGCCACCGCTCTATCATTCGCTTTGTTTCGCTCCCCAAACAGTCAGGAGCGAAAAAAGAAAACGAGATTACCCTTTCGTTCAGTTAGAATCAGACGGGTTCCCAAAGAACAGTTATATTTGTTCCATCGGTATGAAATGATCCTCCATCGAGCTTTAATCCAGGGCAATCTGCTCCCGCAAATTCCGTTTTTCTTTCCCAATTTTTTCCCGCAGCTGCGGTTGCTTGCACTATGTGAGCTGCAAGAGAATCAGAAGATACAGAACCAATACCGGACGCGTGTCCCGCTGCTCGGTTTTTATTATAAAAACGAACTATTTTACCATCGGTCTGTGTTCCCCAAATAATTGCTTTGACGAGAATATCTTTACCCTCCTCACCCAACGTCTCGGCTGCTCCGGTACTATTATTAGAAGCTACATATGTATAAGCCATAATATTATTCACCCCCTTCTACAATAATGTTTTGTTTTGTAATCGGCTCTTTGTCTTCGATTTGATGAAGACCATTGTTAATTTCTCTTTTCCCTAATTCTCTCAGTCGTAAATGACGACATTCTCCGGGAAGAACCGCAATGGTATATCCTTTATCTCTTGCCATACAGAAAAAGTAAATATCTTGGCCCCCATATACCTTGTCGGGATTCGTTGATTGCCAGGACCAGTCATTGAGCCGCAACGCAATATCGGTCCTGAAATACGGTTTCTCAAGAGCAAGAAATACCTCTCTCTTTATCAACGTGCATCCTAGACCACACCAGAGAACTTCCTGTGTCTTTTTCTCTGTACAAACACAGCCGTATCCTGCTACCGAATAGTCAATGCAGACGATTGGCTGATCCTCTCTCATCATCTGCGCTAAGGCGAGCTCAGGCATGACCACATCTTCCTCAACAAACAGCAGGTAACTCGGTTCCCAAGCGAGGGCTTGGTCAACCAGTATATTTTGACACTCCGGTATTGGTAAGGTGCTGGACCGAAAAATTCGGTACCGATATCCCCACAGATTTTTTTCCAATGCACTTTGAGCGTCAGAAAAGATCATGCCTCTCGTGCATTGGATTACTGCAATATCCATGATTTTATGTGACTACTATACAGCTCAACCGTATAGTAGCCTCCGCTTTTAAGCGCTGTAACAATCTATTTAATAAAATAAATTATGAACGCATCTCTACACCCCCTGTGGTGCGAAGTGCGGTTACTCCGTAAATAACGTCAACGACAACTCTCCATGCTAAAGAAGGAAGCCAGTAGGCTGCCTGTAGGCGAGGAGCTTGTTGCAAAGCTAGTGCAAACGCTTCCTTGTGAATCAACAAATTGTGGTATTGGGTCGGTGTACCCGCATTTGCCGGAACATTGTTGGTGTAATACACTGGAACGCCGTAAATCTGCCCCCACATATATCGACTATTTGGTCCACGCTTGACTGGAGTTGGCTGATTGTATTCTCCCAAGTAATCGGCTTTCACGAACTTATCTATCCTCATGATTGCGGCCATCTGTGATGGATGAATAATCATCGCCCGGTTTTCCAGCGGCATGTCATTGAGATTCAGCGTCAAGATTGCCGAAACGATGGTTGAATCAGAAATATCTGTACCGTAGGTTCCCACATCAGTTGTTGTCAGACCGGTGTACAGTCCCAAGACATCGGTATCTACTTGTTTTGCGATAGCATACCCTGCTTTTTGAGAATATTCAGAACGTAGATCGTAGTTACTTTGTACGGCTGCCATGTCTTCGATCCCGAAGCTAGACTCGTACCATTTGTTGATAGTGAGAGTCGTTGATGTTTCCGTAATTGCCTGGGTCGTAACATCAGTGTTTGCCGCCTTTGCTGTAACCGTTAAATTGGAAATATTAGGGATCTGAATCGCCTGTCCTCTCGATTTTACGAGAGAGTCGTATCGTTTCACGAGTCCTGCTGCAACTAATGCGTTTTCTGTAGCCCTTAGTGTTTCTATTGACCAAATTGTTGGTAGAAATACTGCGGCTGTAGTGGTTGTAATAAGTGCCAAAAAAATCACCCCCTCCCAAAAGTTAACACTGTTCAATAAAAAGCAGTAAACAATAGGAAAAGGTGATTTTTTGCCTTAGTCAGTCGTCGGAGCCATTTGAGCGATTGCGCGGTTAATCTTATCCTGATTTTTGGTATACCATTCAGGACCATCGGGTTCTTTCAGACGGGCTTCTATTTGTTCAGGAGTCATTGCTGTTTCCCGAATTTGTGTCTTTATCGGTCTTAGTGATGGTTTTGACGAGGAACGGGTATCTCTTCCTGTTTGTCCTTCCCAATCCCTGAGTTCTTCCCTGTACATCTTTAGGTATACATCTTCGGGTAAATACCCTGAATATTCTGGATGCCTACTGATATAATCCTGGTACTCAACTCGATCAAATTTGGGACGACCATCATCTCCGGTAAAGTTTTGTTCAAGCCGATCTAACTCTGTGTAGTAACGCATCCGAGAGAGACTTTCTTGGATTTTTTGATCCACAGTCTCATCAGTTGCTACTCCTACTTCCCGTAACTTGCGTATAGCATCGCTTATGGCTGGGTCGCGTTTAGGATCACCCTCGTATGGGTTTGGAGCTGGAGGCATTGTTTTTAGCCGTTCCAAATCCTGGGCCATTCTATTTTTTTCCTGAATCAGTTTCCTGATCCTATCTTGGGTTGGTCCTTTTAAGGCGCGAAATTCAACCTCTTCCGGCGACTGTAGCTCTGGGGCATCTAACGGCTCTCCTGAGTCAGTAGCTTGAACCCTTCTTTCTGCTGGTGGGACAGCCGGATCGGGTTCACTCTCCGGTTGCAGCATGGCGTCTATATCCTGTGCCATTGTTGCTCACCTCCTTTCATTCTGGGGTTTACGACCCTCGATTCGTTGCGTTGACGTTTCGCACTACGGCAAGTGACGTTATCTTGCAAACGACTATTTAATTGTTAAAAGAAACTCTTTAGTTGGGCGCTTGAACGAGCGTAAGCGTCCAACTAAACAACTGCTTTTATATGGCTGATTTTTGAATAGTGTCAGGATTTTTTGTTCCTTGGTTTGTTGGTGTCCAATTTTCCGGTCCTCTGTAAGAAAAACCTTGAGGATCAAAGTTCTTTCCCTCGGAACCTGTTTGGTCATTACTAGCTCCAACAACGCCTTTAAGACGCGTTCCTTCGCCTCCGTGTTGGGGCAAAGTAGGTGAAGAAGTCACTTCTGTTAGTTTTTGATAATCACTCATAATCGCATGTTCACCTCCTTAGTACTGTGGTTCGCCAACACCAAGCATACTGAATCTGTGCCTGATATTTCTCTGGGACCGCGTTAAATTATCAGAAGCATTTTTATTTATTGCCACAAAACCTCCATTGATATCAATAGGAGTACAGCCATAACCTTCCCACTTTTCGGGATCGTTTAGATATTCCTGGACAAATACATCGCACATAAAATCCCCTTCGTGATCCAAATTTATATAAAATCTTGGTATTTGTCAATTAGCGACGTGACGGATTGGTCACTTCATTGGGTAAAGGCAAGCTCATATTAGCAGCTCCCCCAAGAGTTGGACTGGGTGCTTGGGGAGCGGGAGGATCAAGTTGAACGGATGGCGCTGCCCCGCCTGGTTGTCCTTGACCTACTGCTGCTTGCCCTACCATACCCTGCGCAGTTGACGGACCGTTCTCTAAATAAATTTGATGACTGTCCATGTGTTGTTTCAAAAGTTCATCATTGCCTCGACCAAGCATTTCCTGATGCAAAGCCATGTGGACGATATGATCGTCTGTTGGCTGAGGTAGAAGCGGCTTATTTTCAAAGACAATCATCTCATTTTCCGTCATAGCAAGGCCGTACTGGTCCTGTTCAGGCATCCCAGGCTGTGTTGGTTGAGACAAGCTCTTGCGAAGAAGCATTTCAATCCTGGTTTGCTGGACAATTTCATCAATATTGCCAAATTCCAGAAGGGTAAGAGCAGTCTTTTGGTCAATTAATCCTAGTTGAGCATATTTCATCACCTTTTGCTCCATCATCTCCTTGGTGTAACCAAGCCAAGAACCAATCGTCACTCGAACAACATTGTCTCCACCGATAATAGATAGGTCAAGCCAATCAGGACCAATCTTCACCTTGCCACCATGCTCTTTGTTGCCGGTTTTGCCAGATCCCTTCCCGACCACGGCAAAATATTTTTCCTGGTTTTCCCGATACCCTAGTGCATGTATTACTTGATAGTTTTTATAATTCTTTGATACCTTTTTAAGCACTTTTCTGCCAACAATTGCCAAGAAATCCTCCAAATTGTCTACTAAATCATCCTGATTACTGGAATCAGACTGTTTCAGCTCTGCAATACCAACTCCGGTGCGTACCCCAACCGGAACTCTCCCAAGAGTCGCGTCGTGAACACCCCCAATATCTTCGATATAGCGCTGCATCCGTTCTATTTGATTGGCAACAGATACCGGAAGAGGTGGTAAATCGAGAGCGCGTACTTCACTGCCGCGATTTTTAGAGATAATTTCTCCATGCGTGTTGTGAATAGCTCGAACACCCGAATCGCGGTCAACAACGATCCGGCCCTTAGCGATGCGGTGATTATAATCGAAGGCGGAAGACTCTAGTGCGTCAATGACCCTGTTAATTGGCATGGTATGTTTCATCCAGGACTCTCCCAGAATTTCTTTAGGATTCAAATCAGCGTGATAAATTACCTGATCGTACTCATCATCGTCGGTATCTTCCCAATAGAGAGGAAGGGAGTTTTGTTCAGTCCACTCTAGTTTGCGAATAAATGCTTTTCCTGTATCTGGATCGCGGATTTTGAAGTCACCGGAAAATAAAATGATACCGGGATTAGAATCCTCATCATATTGATTGACATGTCTAAGTGCCTGGATCATGAACTGTTTATACTCAGATACCGCCAGCCGTGATTCCCCTCCTGAAATTTCTCTTTTCGCAGCAGTACTATACTGAGGATTGGTCACGATCTCAGAATAAGGCCGCCTTGTTGCGATAACTTGTCCTTCACAGTCTTCTCCCTCCTCAGCATTTGGATCAAAGTAGAAATCCCAAGGATCAACCAGATAGACCCCAACTTCTCTTTTAATCTCATCGTAATAGATTTTCCAAGGGCCACCTATGGAACATATTAAACCTTGCGTCACCGTTTCTTTGATTTTCTTTTTGAAATGTAAGTGTTCGTAAAAGTAGTCAAGGAGCCGCCCGCAATACCTAGCCTGAACTTTACTCTCCTCAGAAGAGAATCGTGGAAGACATTCAAATTTTGGCTTGAAACTCGTTACCTGATTGCGAATTGAACGCATTTGAGCAGCAACGAGATTGACCGGAACTTTAGCACTTTGCCTAGACGCAAGCGTGATAGTGTTGGTCGAGGCTTGGAACTTAGAGAAGTGGTAGCCGCGCCAGAAGAGTTCACGCTGCATCCATTCGTAGTCGTAGCGCTGCCTTGAGTTTGCTGCGTTTTTTTGAAATGGCTTGGCAATCCGATTCAGAAACTCACGGCGCATTTCTAACTCAGGATCACGGACGGTATCGGGTTTCTTTTTATCTGCTCTTTTATCTATTAAAAGACCAGTTGCCGTATCAAGAGGAACAATGGGTTGAGCAGTATTTTCAGTCATGACACTATGAGAGCGTTACGGGTAATGATCCCTCCTCATCTTCAAATTGAATTTTCATATTATCGGTAATAGGTATTCTCGTTTCTGGTCCTACGTCAATAGAGTCGTCAAGTGGGGCATCTATAGTATTTTCCTGTTCCTTTTGGGGCGCTTGTTTGGTTGCATAGTAACGGACGATATCTCCTGAAAGAAGTAGTTCCTCTGTTTTTTCTAAATGATCCATGAATTGTTTTTGCTGTTTAGTTAGTTGGTCAAATTGTTTGAGTGAAAATTTCTCAAGCGCATCGTAATGCTGTTTTTGAAAGATAGTCATGGTGGCCCCATAGCCATCTAGTTGATCTTTTTGCGCACTGAGCACCTCTAAGAATACAGCCTCGTCCCTAGACATTTTTTTGGTAACAAAAAAGATGAAGCATATGAAGATTCCTAATAAAGCGACAACGACAACGATCTCCATAGTTTGTATCCTAGTCTCCCCCTGAGTCCTTGGCAATACCTAGTCCCTTAAATCCCCTTCTTTTCGAAGAGGGAAACTTTCTCACAATAAGATTGTATTGCCCGTTGTTTTGCGTCTAGTTCGCTGTAGAATGGATTTTTTGACATAATATGAAATTCCCTGTGCTCTTCACTGCAATAAGGGAAACGCTTGCTATTTTTACCAACGCTGCGCAGGACCCGTGTGAGCACCTGGGCGCAAAATTTGCAAAAGCGTAGTTTTCTCATATTAAAAATCAAGTGGTTGCTCTTGTTGCTCTTGATCCGGACCTGCGGGCATACCGTCTTTATCAAAGGATACACCTCCCATGAAAAATCCGCCAGATTGCAACAGATCACTTGATCTTTGTTCTATTTCGTTGCCACTATAGCGCGATTGAGGCCGGGACAACATGCGAATGGCGATAAGAAGGGCCATGACCCTGTCATCGAAAGCGGATTTTGCAGCATTAGCGTGACCGTCTGCATCACGCACATAAGAGAGCATTTCTGAGATCGTATTTTCGTCGTAGAGACGCAGCCTCTTATCCCTCAGCAGATTCGTGCCGTCACTGATTAACATTTCTTTGGTCATTCTATCCGTCACCCAGCCTATTTGAGCGGTTATTTTTTCCGCAATTTCCCCGACCTTTTCCCTGTAGTACAGATTAGGATAATTGAGATCCCGAAGCACGATAAGGGGTGTCATGCCGATGGCGTTTCTCTCAACAGCTATTAGGGCGTTATTATAATACTTTCCAAGTAACTCTAGCTCACGTCCTAATTGGTCAGGGTCAATGCGCCCATGCCAAACGGCGACTTGCTCAAAGGTTGTTTTATCAAGAACCTGAGCACAACTAGCATCCCGTTCTTTACCTCCCTCCATTTCGGTGACTACTTTCCCTTCACTAACGTCACAGCCGATAACATAATAGTGAAACTCTTCCGGGGGCTTCCACATGCGCAAATGTCCTTTTTCGTTGAGTTCAAGGTTGACCGGATCAAAGCCCCTTAGTCCTCCCCTATATTTCTCCGGCTGTGTTTTTCTGATGTACCAAGTAAGAAGGGTCGGACTCCAGACAGAGGAGCCGGAAACAATGAAGGCTTCCTCAGCGGTTGCAGGGAATTGTTCATTGAATTTATCTATATTGTCGTTTAGTTGAGCGAGCTTCCAGCGCCTCCAAGCGAGTTGATTGCGGTTCAGATGATAGGCGTTTTGAAGTTGCAATTCATCCTCTGTCGGGTCGCCTAAATCGTTATCGGGCATCTGATAGTCAGCTAGTTCAAACCAAGGGATGAAGTGAGTGCGAAAAGGATACTGAGTGTCTTTGTTTTTCTGCCAGAGTTTGTAGAAGTAATCTCCGTAACCATTCGCCGTTGTTTCGACAATAATGCGCCCATCTTTAGGGACAGCCTGGAGAAGTCCAGTCATCATATTCTCTTGCTCCGGCCACCTTGAGAGTTCAGAGATATGTAAGTTAGTGATCGTGTCCCCGTGACCAAAAGACCTACTTCCTGCGGTTCCTAGATAGAAAGTGGCTCCATTAACGAGATTGACTAACTCTTTTCTGGAATTGTATTTAAGTTCGTAAGGAGGGGGTCCGGGCCAGGTTTTCTCCATGGAGTAGAGATAGTATTTAATTCGGTCAAATAACCGCTGGGTTGCTTTTTCTTCGTGAGAAATAACAACGCTTCTTGAATTTTCTACTACTAAAAAATCCAGAGTGAAGATAGCTAAGATGAGGGCGGAAATTCCTTCTTGCCTAGCCTTCAAGATGATGTCCATGTTAGAAAGATTATGGAGTATGCGCTTTTGAGGGTGGTTCAAAATAAAAGGAACCGCAACTGTTTCCTTATTGACTATGTGGAAGAGTTTCTCTATTCCTTTTTGATAATAATCAGCAGAGAGAGCCATAGATAGATTAGCTTGCTTATTTTTTTCTAATCCTCACTGTTTTTTTCTCCATCGAGGATAAATTCTGTGACCGTCATTTTCCGTCTCAGTTGCCCAGGATGGCTTTTTAATACTGCGCTGGACAATAAACCCATTTGTTTCTCCCAGCGATCATATGCCTTTATCTGGGTGTCATAATCGGATATCTCTCTACCGCCTTTAGATATTTTCTTTGCATCTATCCACTCCTTCATCTTAAACGCCATGTAGTCACTCGATAGCCCTGCGTCCAACAGCTTCCCGTTCATTGACTCCAGAATACTTTTTACCCCATCTTTATTCATTAATTTTTGAGAAGGCTTAGCTGCTGATTTAGGAGAATACCCCGCTTTTCTCATAGCGGCAGCCTTACTCATCCCCTGATTGATGTACTGAATAGCCTTGATCTGCTTAATCGTTGGCTTAGTTCTGCGCGTTCTTTTGTGATAAGGCACTATAAAAGAATGCTGCGCGGTTACTTGCGAAATAGGAAGAGGAGCTACGTCAAGTTTCATAACAGTACTAGTCTACTGCTTCGCATTACCCTTGACAACAGGTTGACCCCTCTACACCTGCTGTACGGCTTTCTTGTACTGGCACAAGCGGTAGGCGTAAGACCACCTTTGGATTTAGCTGATACCGGTGGTAGGCGTAAGACCACCTTTGGATTTAGCTGATACCGGCGGTAGGCGTAAGACCACCTTTGGATTTAGCTGATACCGGTGGTAGGCGTGGGGCGCGGCGGTAGGCGTAAGACCACCTTTGGATTTAGCTGATACCGGCGGTAGGCGTGGGGCGCGGTGGTAGGCGTAAGACCACCTTTGGATTTAGCTGATACCGGTGGTAGGCGTGGGGCAGACTAGAGGCAGGGAAGAAGAAAAGAGAAGATATATATGATATAAAATCTCCCTTTACTCCGAGTAGAAGCATCGTCAAGAGGCAAGTAGTACCCCTTTTTCACTGCATGGGACTAGTTTTGCATTAAAAAACTTGTAGCCCCCTGATTTTTTCCTTAGCGCCTACAGTTCTACCGGTCCAAGAGAGCACCGCATGACTTTTGAGGCTATATACAGCTTGAACAATGTCGCACAATATACATTCTGCGACGTCATGTACCGCAAGCCTAAATATGAGGCTATATACAGCTTAAATTAGTCCTATAGTTAGAAAATTGCTGCCACCTTCTCCCCCTCCCCTCACTGCGGCTTCCTCTTCTTCTACCTCTACGCCTTGCCCTTGTCTACCCCCAGCATTCTCCCTTCTCCTGATTACGCCGTTTCCTAAAAGCTCTATGATCCTGGTGTATCCCCCCCCTATGGTTGCTACATGATAAGGGTCATGTTCACTGTTTCGCTTTTGAGGTATCCGTTAACAGTTCGGGCTTGTATAGTGGCTTTTTATTCGTAAACTCCTAAAGTTTTTTTAGTTCTTTACCGTAGGAGAAAAACCCGGCTTACAAGTAGTCTACTATCTAACCCCTAGAGTACCACTGTTGAATTGATAGCTGTCAATATGTCAATGTGCAGCCTGTATAGTTCTTTTTAAAAATTCCGCTCGGAAAAAAATTTGTCACTGATTCGCCCTGTACGGGGTCTATGTATAGTATGAAGCTATGTATAGCCATCATTCGTATATTATAAGTATGTAGCATAGTCCTTGACATTGTCATATTGCATGATATAATTCATATATACAGAGATACACATAGATGCATGAAGGTTATTAAGGCTACAATCAACACAATATGAAAAAAAGAACCAAACAACAGAAAAAACGAGAGCAAGTACCGGAGGCGGATTTTTTGCGCAATCTATTTATTGAGCAAGATACAAGCACTATATGGGTTTACCAGAATCACGTCTCCCCGTCGGGTATGACGCGTGGCCTCAACTTGTATATTGTCTCAAAAGATCGCCGCCTCCACTGTATAACGGCATCGGTCGCAAAAGTGCTAAAGTGGCCATATGTTTATAAACGCGGCTGGTTGAGGGTCAAGGGTTGCGGGATGGACATGCATTTTTACACTGTCTATACATTGGCTCGGGCTCTCTTCCCTACTGGTCATACTTGCATAGGTAACACACAATGCCCGTCTAATGACCATACTAATGGGGATCTTGTTTATAAAAAGGGAAAAATACATAAAAACGGCGGTTATTTTCTAAAACATGAGTCAATATGACAGCAACAGATTTTAAGCAATTGACAGGTGGGGAGGCAATAGATATGTTTGGTCCGGACTATGAGAATATATTAAAAATGTATGACACTGAGGAAGTAGAAAAAAAACATGACACTGCGGAGGTAGAAAAAAAATATGTGTAAAGCATTTAGCTGCATTATTACAAAACGAAATAAAATATACTGGAAAATGGGGATGGACTCACATGAGGACATCCGGCACGAGTATATGAACGACCAGGACTTAAAGGACAATATAGAGCCTCCTGATAATACGTTTGCTAGGATTGAAATCTGCCCTAAAAATGGCGACTATGTCAATCCTAGTACATGGGTATATGCAATAGATGAGAGAGTGAAGCCTGAATGGTTGACAGATGAGCACGAAAAAATGGCCTGGAGCGCCTGGAAACAGTGGAAGAGAGAGCTAAGATCCCTGGTTGATATGTCCGGAGTGTTGCAACTTAAAAATCCTTTATTGTGCGTCCAGCCTCCTGGGAGGATTGAGAAAAAACATCTCGTACTATTAAAAGAAGTTTCCCGTGTCAGGTCCTGCGTCAAGTCTTCCGTCGGGTGTTCCGTCCAAGATTCCGTCAGGTCCTGCGTCAAGTCCTCCGTCAGGTCCTGCGCATGGTCTTCCGTCGGGTGTTCCGTCCAAGATTCCGTCAGGTCCTGCGTCGGGGACTGCGTCGAGTACTGCGTCTTGTGCTGCGTCAGGTATTCTATCTGGGATTCTGTATGGGACTCCGTCGGGGACTCTGTCAGGTCCTCCGTCGAACATTCCGTCGGGTATTCCATCAGGTCCTTCGTCAGGGATTCCGTATGGGAATCCATATGGGCGAATATTGGTGTTCATTTTAAAGGAATAAAAAAATGGGAATACACTAAAAATCTAATATATACGAAATACCCTTTTATGGCAGAAGTGAAGCTCTGGAGGTGGGGAGTAGTACCTAGCTTTGAC